CAGATAACTCCTTATGACCTTAATGAAAGTTATGATAATTACTGTATTTAAGGGATTTTGCGGAGGATAAAATAAAAGTGCTTACTCCATCTATACACCACATAAATCTATATATTTCTATGTATTTCAATGGCAAAATGGTGTAAAAATGGCGTACGGAAAATTTAATGGTGTACGGATAAAGACAATTGAATAAAAGAGCTTTTGCGTGATGTAAATATGAGAAGAACTTGATAATGTTCTTCTCTTTTTTTATGCCAAAATTAAGTTAGAAAGAGAGGTAGTGCGAATGTTTTCGGATGAAATTAGAGAAAAAATCTTAAGCAAAGAAGAATTACAGAAACTTGACTTAGTAACATTATCTCTTGTTATCCACGCAATCGAAGAAGTCTTGGAGGAGGTAGAAGATGATAAACAATCCTTATCAGACAACACCTATGATGAATAATAATTATATGCCTATGCAGAATCCATATGCGGATAGAATGAACTTTTTACAAAATTATCAGCAAAGCCTACAACAGCCTATACAGATGAATCAACAGCCTATGCCCCAGCAGATAGCAGGCATTAACGGAAGAATAGTACAGACAGTTGAAAATATTAATGCAAATGAAGTGCCTATGGATGGCTCAATGGCATTTTTCCCAAAACAGGATATGTCGGAGATTTATGTCAAGGGTTGGAATGCTAACGGAACTATTAATACGATTGTATATAAGCCTTATACAGAACCAGGCGGAAGCAATGCTGGCAATCCGACAGCTGACATAGAAAACGCTAAATTTACCCTGTCAGACGAAAGCACACAGCTATTCTTAAATAAGTTTGAAGAGTTATCAGAGAAAATAGGGCAGTTGGAAGATAGATTTGATAAATCTTTAGGAACACAAAGAAAAACTTCACGAACACAAAGCAAAGGCGGTGATGAAGAATGAACCCAATTAACATTTTTCAGATGATGAAAGCTGGTCCGCAACAGTTTATACAGCAAATGATGGGAAATAATCAGATTATGAGCAATCCTATGATGAAAAACACTATGCAGATGGCACAGCAGGGCAATATGCAAGGAATAGAGCAGATGGCTAGAAATTTATGCAAAGAAAAGGGATTAAATGCAGATGATGTATTTAATCAGATAAAAAGTAGATTTGGTAATTAGCAGCATATTAGATGTCTTTGCAAACTACCTAGGTGACATCTTTATGAATATATTTTTAGGAGGTAACAATATGTTTTCAAACTCAAATTGTGCCAGCGTACCATTAGTCGCTAATATTGACGGTAACGGCAATAACGGCGGATGGGCTGACGGCGGATGGCTTTGGATAATCGTTGTATTCGCATTACTCTTTGGATGGGGCAATGGTGGATTTGGCGGTTTTGGTGGCAACAATGGCGGTGGCTATGTTGCGACAGCGGCTACACAAGCTGATATTCAGAGAGGATTTGATAATTCAGCAGTTATCAGCAAGTTAGACGGCATTTCCAACGGGCTTTGTGATGGCTTTTATGCCATGAATAACAGTATGCTTACCGGCTTTAATGGTATTAACACAAATATCATGCAGACAGGCTATGGCATACAGCAGGCTATTAACGCTGATACAGTCGCTAATATGCAGAATACCAACGCTTTACAGGCGCAGCTTGCTAACTGTTGCTGCGAGACAAGGGAAGCCATTCAGGGTGTAAACTACAACATGGCAACTAACACTTGTGCTTTACAGAACACAATGAACAATAACACAAGAGATATTATTGACAGCCAGCAGGCAGGAACGAGGGCTATTCTTGATTACTTATGTACAAAGGAAAATGCGGATCTGAGAGATAAGGTGCAGAAACTTGAACTTTCTGCTTCACAGGATAGACAAAATGCACTTCTGACTACTGCAATGACAGCACAGACACAGCAGATTGTCAACTCTGTAAATCCTACAGCCATTCCAGCCTATGTTGTGCCTAATCCTAATGCTTATGCATATGGATGCGGATGTAACACAGGATGTGGCTGCTAAAACTAAATAATTGAGTATCTTAATTGAGTTTAACTCGATTATGTCTGCTAAGCAGTATTACTTATAATCAAAGGGCAGGCTATAATGTTTGCCCTTATTTTTTTTGAAAGAGAGGTAAAGATAATGGAAATAACAGGAATTGCATTACAAACAGTCGCCGCTGGAGAAGATGTTGCATTTACAGAAACACCGGTATGCGGTAGCAAATGTATAGTCCACAGACAGGGAAGCGGAATTATCAAGTTAAGAGGTATTACAAATCAGTGCAAGGCAAGATTTTTAGTATCTTATAGCGGAAACATTCAGATACCTACAGGTGGTACAGTTGAAGCTATATCACTTGCCATTGCAGTAGACGGAGAACCTTTACAGTCAACAAGAATGATTGTAACGCCAGCCGCAGTTGAGAATTTATTTAACGTATCGGCACAGGCATATATTGATGTACCTTGTGGCTGTTGCAGTACAGTAGCGGTGCAGAATACATCAGCACAGGCTATTGAAGTACAGAACAGTAATTTGATTGCAGTAAGGGAGGCTTGATATTATGCATAAATGGGCTAAACAGATTATGGAATGTGTCAAGGCTAAGGTTGAAGCAATCGGATTAGATAGCTTTGAGGGGCAGAACCTTGACGATTTAAAGGACTTTACAGAAATAGCGAAGAACATAGCTTGTTTTGACAAAGATTACAGAATTGTTGAAGCTATGGAAAAGTCAGAAGATAATGAAGATATTATGCGTATGCTTGAACAGTACGAAGATTATCCGGACAGAAGATATTATGACCACTACCGCTATGCAAATGGCAGATTTGCCCCAAAAGGCAAAGGAACATACCGCAGAGGATATGAAGAACCGCCTTATATGCACATGTACCCAGAATCAGAGCATATGAGAGATATGGATAGGGATTATGGCAAGATGTACTATACAGAGCCAATGTCTGAAAGTAATTACGACAGAGCAAAGAGAAACTACACAGAAACTAAGGAAATGCACAAGAATAATACACCAGAAGATAAGGAACACAAGATGAAGTCACTTGACAGCTATACTAAGGAACTTGCAAGCGATATTACAGGTATGGTGGCTGATATGTCAGCAGAAGAGAAGAACTTGCTTAGAACAAAGTTAAGCACTCTTGTATCTAAGATATGATTTTAAGGGCTATGAGTAGCAATATTCATAGCCTGTTTTATTCAGAAAGGAGCATACAGATGTTTTTTACAATTAATGGTACAAATTGGCGAGTGCAATATGAAAATTCAAATTCGGGTGAATTAAAGCGGTCAGACAATGTTTCTGTACTAGGTGTAACTGATAGAAATACGCATACAATTTATCTGTCAAATGCCTTGCGTGGATTTATGGAACGCAAAGTGCTGATACACGAAGTGTGCCATGCAATCTGTATGTCCTATGATGTGTATTTGCCAATAGAGCAGGAAGAAATATTGTGCGATTTTGTAGCAACTTATGGCGATGAAGTATTTGACATTGTTGATATGGTGCTTGGAGCAGTTAGGAGAGTGGGATAATGAGTATTGATGAGCTGTTAAAGATAATTCAAAAGACTAATCCGACTATGACAAAAGAATTATTGATATATGAGCTTAGTCAATGCCGGTATTCAAGTAAAGCATTAATTTATACAGAAAGTTGTTGTGTTGACAATAATATTTAAAAATGCTATTATTTAATAGATGTAAACAATTGATAATTAATATATCATTTTACCTTAATAGAACCATAGTGGAAAGTTGCATTGATACATTTTTGTATAGGTGCAACTTATTTTATTTTAGAGGTTTTATTATGAGAGTTGTAAGATTAAAAATGTATCAAGAAATGGCTAGATTCAATAATCCATCAGCGCCAAAAGGTGCAGATTGCTACCCTTTGCCACCATTTAGCACAGTTAATGGGTTTATTCATTCAATGTGTCAATGGAAAAGGTATCATAAATTAGATTATTTTGTTACTGGCAAAGGAATTTATAATACTAAGGTGCAAAAAGAATGGCACGGTGGCTATAATTTCAACAAAATTAGCGATGAAATGCTTAAGCGTTGGGATGTTATAACAGATTATGCAGACGGAAGCCATACCGGCTGGGTTAGTACAGTTAAATATCATCTAATGCTAGTTGATTTATATACAACTATATACATCAAAGCTGATGATAGTGACATAGATGATATATACCATGCTTTACTAAATCCGCCGGTATATCCATCATTGGGCGAATATGGTGATTTATGTAAGATTGAAGCAGTAGATATTGTAGAACTTAAGGAGCTTGATAAATGTGTACCTGCTCCACTTGCTATGCAATCTTATATTCCTGTTAATAAAGGCAATTTTGCAGGAACTATCTATAGAATTAATAACAAATATGAAATTATCAAAGGGCTTAGGCGATTCCAAAAAGTTCCTTGTTACTTAGTGGATAAAGAACAGGAAGTTGTTAGTAATCTTTTTGATGACGATAAACCGATTATTTTTGTAGATTAATTTAAACCCCACGGAATATAATGCAACTTTTTTGCTACCTCCGTGGGGCTCTCTTTTATATTCGTAATTTCGATTTTGACAATTTTCAAAATCCGGTTCAGATTTCGTTCAAATCCTACTTAAAAAATTGAAAAAATTTTCTCATAAAATATAATGTGAAATTTTTGAAACCCCCGTCATATGCAATTTTGAAATCCAAAAATCGGTTACACAGAATTTTAATTTTTGCTCCCGATTTCGTTCGGATTTGCCCTGAAAAATTGATGAAAAACTTTAACAGATTAAAGTGCATTATATAAACTTGACCGGCTGCGATTCGTGCTTGTTTTGACTTTGTGACTTTGTGATTTGACCTGTACGGTGGTTTTATTGTGTCGGTGTAGACTTATAAGCCTACAGAACAAAACAGCCTTAAAACGCCTTTGGCAGCGTTGCATAAAATGGGTATAATATGCCCTTACAAGTTGTGGAAGCTGTCGCCAGTTTTGGCGGATTTTCCAGAACGCACGCCGCCCAACTAGGTACACTTGTACACTTAAAAAGCCTTATATATAAGCATAGCATTATTGTATTAATTTTTCAAGGTACGCAAAGAAAAGCATATAAATATATACGCTTAGTGCTTGCGGCTGGAATCGAACCAGCCAAACCACAGCAAGCCAAAAAGGGCGCAGATTGTACGCCCTTAACCAAGTTATTAATTGTTAAATTCATAAAATAGACCGCTTTTATTATAACAAGTTGTAAGCTTTTTTAAGCCATAAAAAATATCATAGTTACAATCAAAAACAGCTTGTGGACCCGTGTATATAATTACGCTTCGCCCATTATCCCAAAAAGAAAAATCTGTTATTTTTTCAAGCTCCAAGATTTCGGCCGCCTTTTTCCCATAGATAAATATAAATTTTTCTAAATTTCCGCGGATTTCTCCGGCTGTTAAAGTGTCTAATTTTTCATATATTGTCATATCGTAGACCTCCATATTCTTAATATTATCCCCTAAAAGGAAAAACCACCGCCGGTATCGGTCCGGCTGGCATTCTCTGCGGCGGTTAATTTGCTTTTGCTTCTGCTCTTAAAATCTCAATAGCTTCTTGTGTTGTGTGTTCCCTGTACCACTTCCAAGGCTTTTTATATGCTTTTGCAAGTGCAAAGTCTTCATGCTTTTCTGTCAAAATGCGTCTAACTTCTAAAAATGCCTTTTTTGCTTCTTCTAATCTGTTCATAATGTTTTTACCTCTCTTTTATTTATTCCCCTAAAGGGTAGAGCAAGCCGGGGAATCGAACCCCGGAAGCGCCAGCCTTGCTAATTATGCTAAGAGCTGCAAAAGCTCCGCGCGTTTAGTCTGTATCAATTCCTTTGCTTTCATAAAATCAACCGCGCCGCCTGTCATATGTTCAATATATCTTGCCGCGTCGATATATGCGTCAAATTCTGCCTTGTATGCCTCATCGAAAGCATTTTCAAGTTCTGCGTTTTCTGGCTCTTTTGTATATCTTGCCTCTGCTTCGTCTGCGGCTTTCTCTAACTGTTCCAACTTCTTAATCTTTTCAAGTAAAATCTTCATAATTCACACCTCCTTGTTAATATGTTCAATCTTGAATCTGTCGCGTGTATCTTTTGGAATAACTAAATTAACAAAATCCTCCGCTAAAACTAAGGTATCAAATTGTGCCACAATTTTTTCTTTAGGACTTTCAAATTTACTGAAATATTGTGTTTCTATAACTTGCCAATTCATATTTAATCCTCCTTATTCTGTAATCCTTTCAAATATAACTATTGTTTTGCGTGCGTTTTCTCTCTTCTTTTCAGCCATATAACTATGGCGGCGGCTCTTTAATGCCTTTCTTGCTGTCTCTATGCTATTAACTCCCCACGCTGCGGCTTCTCTTAATAACTCAACCTCTTCTTTTGGCAACTTAATAGCTCTTAAAGTGTCGGAGTTGATAGAGTAATCATCTTTAATTCCTGGATACAAATCTTGACAAAGTGGAATATATTCATCACTCCCCATATTCTCGCCGATATTCCATACATAAAAACCGAATGGAATCTTTCCGACTATCTTATAAATATCTGTTTTCCATAATGTTTCGCTTGTAATTGTGTCACCCTTAACTTCAAATCTCATAACCTTGTACCATTTCGCCGACTGTGATATAATCGGCTTACCTTTCTTTTTGATTGGTGGCGGTTCGTTTCCTTGGTCGGGCGACCGCCTTTTTATTTGCAAGATTATAATAACAAATATAAGGCACAAAAACAATATACAAATTGTACAAATATAAGGCACATAATTTGTACAATATTTATAAGGCACAAAATAACACAATGTATATAATAAAGAAGTTAAAATATCAATTGACACATAAGGCACAAAATGATATTATAATTACAATAATATTATATGAGGAGATAAAAGTATATGCAGGAATTAAAGACAAGCGAAAGCCAACGAAAAGCCGTATATAAATATGATGATAAGTTTGAGCGTGTTAATTGCAGATTTGCAAAAGGCACAAAGGAGCGCATAGAAAAGCTTGGATACAAGAGCACAAACGACTTTATTAAACTTGCAGTAGCGGAAAAGCTGGAGCATGACGAAAAAATCTTAAAATAAGGCACAAAAAACTATTGACATATAAGGCACAAAATGATATTATAATTGTACAAATTAAGAAAGGGCAGCCGAAAGGCTGAAAGGTGGAAAGGATGAAAACAATCGAATTATTAAACAAGGTTGTTGAGCTTGGATTTAGCAGAGAAAAGGCACTTGCAGACATAGATGCAAGCCTTGACGAAATGATTGGAGCAGAGAACAGAAAGCCAATCGCAGAGGAAGAAATAAGCGAAGATCTGGCGAATGATATTTTATTCGGCTTTAAATGTGAAAAAGAAAGCAATTAAGAAAGGTTAAAAGGTGGACGATATGAAAGCATATTACACGAGCATATACAACGAGGGGATGATTGGTAAAGTATTAAGACATAACACAGAAGAAGAAGCTGAAAAATATCTTGATGAAGAGTGGGACAGGCTCACAGAAAGAGAACAGAAAGGATTTAAGCCAGGAACGGCGGACAGCTTCAAGGCGTTTGAAATCGAAGCAACAGAAGAACAGCTTGAACAGATAGAATCTGGAGACATTGCCCCAGAAGAGCTTGAAATAAGAGTTATTAAGAACATGTTATAATTATAAAGCGATGTATAACAGATATACATCGCTTTTTTAACGCCTATTGATTAATTATATTTATTGTGTTATTATATTGCTAATAATTAAATATATAAGATTTACACCCGATAATATTAATATTGTTATCGGGTTATTTTTATGTTATTAATATATAAAATAATAATTAGCTGGATAAGTTCCAGCAGAAAGGGGAATATATGGAGAAAGTACAGGAAGCACCAGACACGCCCGAGATATTCCAGAATGACATAGAATTATATCTGACAAAATTTTGCGAAGAACACAATATCGAAGATATGACCAAAGAACCACAAAGCCGATGGAACGCCGCCCTAATGTATATAAATAAATATGTTTTTAGTGATAAAAGCATATTAAAGTTAAATAAGAATATTAATAAAAATAATACTAACTGCATAATGGACAGTAATTTTTATATGTATGATTTAGATAAATTAGAGTATATATTATATATATATTATTATTTATGTTCTGTATATGATAAAGAATGTAGTATAATGGGATATAGTTTATTGACAGGTATTAATTACGATACGTTAATGGACTGGGGAGCAGATGAGAGAAAACTAAGTACAAAAGGCTTCGACATCGTGCAAAAACTGCGCATTTTTCGCGAAGAAAGTCTATCAAACAAGCTCGCAACCGGCAACAAAAACCCTGTCGGCATCCTCGCAATACTCAACAGACATTATGCGTGGAATCTTCCCGGTGTCAGTAGAGAAAGCACCACAAGAACCATTAAGACAGCCGCAGATCTTCCGCAGCTTGGCACATCTGGCAACGCTCAAGGCTCTAATGTTCGTCAAACTGCACAACAAGAAATCATTGTGCAAGATGTACAAGAAAACCCACAAAGCCAGTAAACAAGCGGATTCTAGCCGTTTGGCTCATGATAACAGCATTTCGCTAAATTAGACTTTAGCGAAGATAAAACAGAACATTTGAACGATAAAAGCACAGCAAAGCCAGTAAACAAGCGAATTGATGGCGATTGTATGATAATTATTCATTGTGCAGTCGCTCTGCTTTGGCTGATTTCGTTGTGCATGATGTACAAACGCAGGGCGTGGGGGTTATATATCCACGCATTGCGAGCCTAACTAAGTCACTCAAATATTCTCAAAGATAAAAAGGCTTATTATATATATTTATATATACATAACCAACCAATAATAATTTATTAAACTATATACAATAACCATTATATTTATTAATATATAGTCCTGATAATAACCCATATAATATAATCAATAAATCTACTGTACAAATCTGATAGATAGGTGTATAATAGACACATCTTAATTATTCACAAGATATTCAATAAATACACACATCAAAACGGCTAATTCAGCCGAGTAAATTCCAAAAAATTTTAAAAAATAAAAAAGAGTTAGGAGTTAGAAATGCAGGGAGCAGAGTATCAGGCTTTAGCTATGCGGACAAATGATTGCAAAGCAACAGACAGAATGCTTGAAAATATGTTAACGTGCGATATGAAATATCTTCTACAGCAAAATTTGATTGCAGAAGACGAACAACATCTTGATTTTGGTGGCATCTTCAATGCTTGTCTTGGTTTATCCGGCGAGGTTGGAGAACTTAACGACATGCTTAAGAAATGGATTTTCCATGAAAAGCAGTTAGATGCCGAACATTTAAAGCGTGAAATCAGCGATGTATGTTGGTACTTAGCTTTGATGTGCGATTCTTTTGAGTTCAGCCTTGATGAAATCATGCAGATTAACATTGATAAGCTGAAAGCGAGATACCCAGAGGGATTTGATACTTACAGAGCTAATCATAGACAGGCAGGTGATGTCTAATGAAATCAAGAAATATAATAAATATGTGCCTTAATTGTGAAAATAGGCTGAAACTATTCAATCAGCGACCATGTAATGATTGCGTTGTAAGTGGTGGGGAAAATAACAATTTTATCCCACTTAAAGATGTTGCACCTAGCGTCAATGAAAAGCCAGTAAAAGACAATGTTAATCATCCAAGCCATTATGAGACTGGTAGCTTTGAATGTATAGATGTTATGTTGGAAACACAGGGCAAGGAAGCCGTTAAGAACTTTTGCTTATGTAATGCCTTTAAGTACATTTACAGACATAATAACAAGAATGGCTTAGAGGATATTCAAAAAGCCAAGTGGTACATTGACAAATACATAGAATTGTCAGAATAGCCGTGTCGGTCAATGAAAGTATAATGGCTACAAAGGATAGTACACTGCGGTTTGTGGCGAATATATACCGAGAATAGCCACTTAATGCACCATAGCCAAGCGGTAAGGCACAGAGCTTTGATCTCTGTATGCGTCGGTTCGAATCCGACTGGTGTAGTTTGTCTTACTTTTATCGTAGACTACCATGTTTTGCATTTTAAGGTAGTCCTCCTTTCATGTACTTTCTTGGAAATTCAGTTAAGAGTGGTGCAAGACCACTCGGAAAGGCTTACCTCATACAGAGGTGTGAAAATCAACTTATCAAGGTTCTTCTCAATATCCCCCAAAATATTATTGCATTTTCCCTTGATAACCGTTACAGGCGGTATTTGCCGATATGGGATAAAGGTATTCCAATAGCTTGCTAAGCTATCCAACAGAAATGTTGTTCGTGTTCGATTCACGATGTCGGCGCTTTGAAAGCACTTCTTAGGTCTGCGTGCGTAATGCTGTTTGCGGGCTTATCCTAGGTTAAGAGGTGTGAGTAAGTTGCTATGTGCTGAAATAGGTAGCCAGTATTGCAGTAGATTTATGAGTTGAAATCTGCAACTTAGATAACTCGTCTTAAGTGTCATGTGGAGGTGCAAATCCTCACCATAGCAATAAAACGGATAGTAGTTCAGTTGGGAGTAACGCTTGATTTATTCAAGTAGTCACAGGTTCAAGTCCTGTCTATCCGATTACAACAAACTAGCTTGACGAAGCGAAAAGCACTTCCGCTGTGCCTGTTTGTTGTTTTTATTGATCAAGCGGAGTGTGTATCACAGGCATACATAAATAATATCAAGCGGAGGTATTCGATTATGGCAACAATTAGAGTGCATAAAACAAAAAATTACACAGTTATGAGTAATACTCATTTAAGGGATAAGAATTTAAGTTTGAAAGCAAAAGGATTATTGTCCGTAATGCTTTCATTGCCCGATAATTGGGATTATTCAATAGCTGGGTTAGTTGCAATAAGTAAAGAGAATGAAACAGCTGTTAAATCGGCTTTAAATGAGTTAAGGGATAATAATTATGTTGTGGTTACTAAAGAAAACCCAACAAAAAGCAATGGTGGAAGAATAAAGTACACCTATGAGGTTTACGAAGAACCATATAAACAGAAAATAGAAAAACAAGATACAGAAAATCTAGGGGTTGAACACCAACAGGTAGAAAACCACGGACAATTAAATACTAATGAATTAAGTACTGATGAATTAAATATTAATATACAAAATACTAATGAATTAAATACTAAAAGTAATTCTCTTAACAGAGAACAATGCAATTCTTTTTTACCCAAAGATAAAAAAGTGAAAGAGTTTAAGCCGATAAGCGATTATTCTCAAAGTGATTGGGAAGTTGCCGAAGAAAGAATGATAAGTAGAGCTGGTAAGATAGCTTATGATTGGACTAATGATAAAACACTCAAAGAAAATGTAGAAGCATTCTTTAAATACTTTTTAAATAAACACGGAGAATGTACAGGAGAATATCACTACCCATTAACAGATAAGGTTTTATCAAGAGTAGTAGATAATTTAACAAAAGAAACCGACATAGAGCGTGACGGATATACAGATACCTATTATGCGGCTATAAGTGATATGGACGATAATACAGACTACAAGATGTTGGTTGATGAATATTTCAATACAAAGTTTTCAGCACAATGTGATTACAGCTTAGTTCACTTTTCTTCTGAAAAGGTTTTAATTAACATTATGAATCACGCTTGTAAGAGCAGTTGGTGTGAAAGTAAGGAATTGTAGGAGGTATTCATTATGAGTTCATACAAAGATTTACAGACCAAGATTTTTAAAAGAGATAATTATACTTGCAGATATTGCGGAAAGAGTAACAGAGAATACAGGGCGTTGGTAATGTCACATATAAGAACAGCTTCAATGTGCGGCGATGATAGAGAGAGCAATTTAATTACATTGTGCAGACATTGTTACAATCACATTTCTAACAATGAGATTAGGGCAAAGTTTGAAACAAAAGAAAATGCTGATTATTTTTGGGGATTATACCACGAAAAAGTCAAAGGATATTGTTATTATACAAACTACATCAAAAAGGTATTTACTGAAAATGGTGTGCTTATGACAAGACCGCAGATTGATAAATATGTCAGTATATTTGTTAAAAATGATGATGATTTTAACGCTTTCAAAGCAGAACTTCAAAATACAGGTTATAAGAATATGCCATCTAAAATGCGTAGTGATGTAAGAAAATATAATCATCAAGTTGAAAATCAAAGTAAGGAGTGATTATTATGGCAGCAGGTGTACATCCACTAAATAAAGATAAAGTCTATGAAGCAATTAACCTGTACATATCGGGGCAGGTTTCACAGGTAAAGGCGGCAAAAGTAGCAGGTTGCAGCGTGCCGACATTTAAGAAATATGCTAACAAGATTTATGGCGGCGAGGAATTACCAGATAATTTATGGGGGAAGAATGATGATTAAGAGAATTGTTAATCGTTGGATAAGACACAAGACAAAGAATTTAACAAGAATACCATTGTTTACAATGACATTTAACTATCGTAAATATAAAGCAGATGGCAAGAAAGATAGCTGCACAATGCATTGCCACCCAGATATTGCCAATGATGAATTTGTAAAGGGCAAATTACAGGAAGTTGTTGACTATATCAGAGATAACTATGATTTGGATATATTTACGAAGATTTGAGGTGCGGTATGAAAGATTGCTCGATTTGCAAATATTGTGATGAAGATTTTGCCTTTGATGAGGAAATAGGAGAAGAATATCCGGTTTATAATTGCCAAAAAGGGAATGACACATCACTTGACTGCGAGTGCAAGGATTTTAAGAAATACAAGCCAAGAAAATATAGAGAAAAAGATACAGAGTGCGATAAATGCGAATATCTTAAGACTTGCCGTGACAAGGGTAATGTTATTGATTGTAAGACAATCTCTGATGAATTAAAATAAATAATTGCTGATTATCAGCGGAAAGGAATTATTATGAAAAAATTATTTGTAAGCGTGCCGATGAAAGGCAGAACAGAGGAAGAAATTAAAGCAAGTATTCAGAAGATGAAAAAGATTGCTGAAATATACGAGGGCGAAGAGTTAGAGCTTATCGACAGCTACATTGAGGATAACCCACCTAAAGACAGCAAAGAAGCTGTATGGTATTTAGGTGAAAGCCTTAAGAAGCTGGCACAGGCTGATGTGTTCATAGGAATTGCGGAGAACTATGATTGGAGTGGCTGCTGCATTGAAAGGGAAACAGCAGAAAGATATGGCATTAAAGCATATATGATTCCAGCAAGATATGTAATTGATGATTATAATGCACTTGTGCAGAAATTACATCCGGCTGTCCGTGACGTATTATTCTAACAAAATTTTACCGGCTAACAAATAGAGTTAGCCGCTGCCCTAAAACAGTTATAGGCAGAGGTCTATAAGCACCTTTGCTGAAAAGTGGAGGTGCTTTTCTTATGGCTAGTCAGAGCCTTATTTCTACAATCAATGGATATGAAAACTACATAGAGAAAAACGGAATAGATGAAAGCGTTATGGACGCATACATAGAAGCGTCAGAAGTGGCAATTAAGACCGAAAAAGATATTCCGTATGGATTGCAACTAACAAAACGCTGCAAAGAGATTATAGAGCGGTTTTGCGTGGAGCATAGCGGCGTTGGAATATGGGACTTAGAAAAATATGCTCAAGACAACGATGAAGAATATCCTTTAATTGACAAATGGTATAAAACTCTTAAAACTGAAAGTTATTATGATTTTGAGAGCTTTATGTTTTATATGGAACGGAAAAGACATTATAGCAAAAGGTTTTATTTTCCAAGACGACACACCCTTAAAATAGTTGTCAATGATTTGCAAGACCTTGAAAACAGAATAATTAAATTTTATGGATTATCAATGCCATCAAGAGTTGGAAAGTCCACAATTTGTATATTCTTCCTTGCGTGGGTATCGTTACGCAGACCTAACAGCCATTCAGCTATGGGCGGTCACTCTGGTATATTAGCAAAAGGCTTTTATAAAGAACTTATGAACTTATTTACTACGGAAGAATATACATTTTCTGAATTATTTTATTTTTGGAATCCAGAATACGCAAATAAACCGCTTGTAACAGATAAAAGTGCTGATGAATTTACAATAACCCTTGGAAATCCAGACAGATTTGCAACAGTTACTTGCCGTGGTATTGATGGAACTTGGACTGGTGCAGTTGATGTATCAAAAGATGGATATTTGTATGTAGATGACTTGGTAAGAGATAGAGAACATTCATTGTCACCTATGCGAATGGAAAATACCTATCAAGAGTATCTAAACAAGATGGTTGACCGAAAAAACGATGGTGCAAGAGAATTGATGGTAGGTACATTATGGAATGTCCTTGATCCATTGGAACGAATGAGAAAGCAATATGAAAATGACTCTCAATACAGATTTAGAAGAATACCGGCACTTGATGAAAATGATGAAAGTAACTTTGATTATGAAATAAACGGCTTTTCAACAGCATATTACAGGGATATGAGAGAAAAACTTGACAAGGCTGAATGGATGGCTAAGTTTATGCAAAAACCTTATGTTCGTGAGGGATTACTATTCCCAGACAATGAATTGAGATTTTTCAATGGAGACTTTAACCAGGAGCTGGAAAACAAAGAACGAAAAATAATAGCATTGTGTGACCCGGCTTTTGGCGGAGCTGATAATTTATCAATGCCGGTATGTGCTGATTTTGGCGGAAAGCAGAAATATATTATTGATTGGGTATATAAAAAAGGCACACAGGCGGTTACAGTTCCATTGGTTGTAGCAGCTATCAAGAAACATTACATAACAGAATTGCACATTGAACAAAATGCTGGTGGGAAGCTAATAACGGACAGTATAAAAGCTGAAATGAAAAAGCAGAATGTATATTTTTGCAGAATTATTCCATATTACGCAAATACCAAACTGCCTAAAGAGGAAAAAATCAAAGGATATTCTGACAGAGTAAAAGAAACTTTTATTTTCCTTATGAGTAGGCAGTATCTTGCAATAGATGATAGACCAACTTACATAAGAACACAGATGTATCAAGATGCTATGGATGAATTTACAATGTATACATCAGAGGGTAAAAATCCACACGATGATGCAAGCGATTCGATAACACAGCTTGCAATAGTAATAGATAAAAAGGCAACACAAACAGTAATAATGTCAAGTCCGATATAAGAGGAGGGTTTATATGACAACTAAGGACTATTTGAATCAAATAAGCAGACTTAACAGAATGATAAACAATAAGCTAACAGAAATAACACAGCTTAGAGAACTTTCTTGCAGCATATCGGCGATTGGAAACGAAGAAAAGGTAATATCATCATCTGACCCAGATAAAATAGGCTCTACATACGCCAAAATTGACGAAATGGAGCGCAATCTTGATAATATGATAGATGAATATATTGAAAAGAAAAACTTGATTATAGGGCAAATAGACAGCATAGAGAATGAAGATTATTATAATATTCTGTTTTCAAGATATATTGAAAAGAAAACTTTCGAGGTTATCGCTACAGAAATGAAATATTCATGGAGACAAATTATTAGACTTCATGGAAAAGCTCTTAAGGCATTTGAAGAAAAATATGGCAACACATATTTAAAGATGTCATAGAATGTCATATTGCGCTAATGATATACTGTATCTGTAAGAAATTACAGAGCTGTTTTTCATAAATATATTCCTTATCAGAGGCACCGTTACTTAATTGTAGCGGTGTTTTTTGTTATGCAATGAGGTGGAAATATGAATTTTTATATGAATAAAGATAAATCAATTATGTGTCCAAACTGCCATAAGTTTTTGACTAAGGCAGACAGCAAAGACACAAGAACACATAAATTAGCGTGCAAGCATTGCCACAAATGGATATGGTATGTGCCTAACGATGATGATAATTTTCAAATTAAAGAAATACCAGACAACAGAAGTTCAAGCGGTATGACATTTTATTAGAGGTATAGACAATGCAGACAGGAAGAATTGCTATTTATACAGGCGCAAAAGAAATAACACCTGACAATATAATACCAATTTTGCGTGAAGCAATTTTGGAACATGATATTAATTCCAACAGAATACAGTTTCTTCTTGATTATGACGCAGGAATACAGCCAATAGTTAGGAAGAACCCAAAGACTTACAGACCAGACATTGATTGTGAATGCTGTGATAATGTGGCTAACGAGGTCACAGAGTTTAATTTAGGATTTAAGTGGGGAAATCCTATAACGCTAGTTCAAAACGGCGACAATGAGGATTCTAACCTCACAGAAGCTATAGCAGAATTAAACAGTTGCTACGAATCACAGAATGCAAGGCAGAAGCAACAGGAACTTGCAAGATATGTTGAAATCGGCGGTGTTGGATATGTCCTTATTGATGTGAATACAGAATATGAGGATGGGGAAAGCTATTTCACATATGATGTATTAGATCCAAGAACAACATTTGTTGTAAGGTCAACAGCTTATAGCGATAAGAGGGTTATTCTTGCAGGTACTTATATCAAAGACAAACATAGCGGTACAAGATATTACACCTGTTTTACAAAAGATATTCGCTATGAAATTACCGACGGAATAAAAATCACTAACGGACCAGAAAAAGGAAAAACAAAATGGGGATTTTTAGAGAGAAGTGGGGAAGAGAACCCATTACATAAAATCCCTATTATTGAATATACAAGGTCATTTGATAGAATGGGATGTTTTGAACGGCAAATATCTGAAATGGATAACTTAAACCTACTCATTTCAGATTTTACGAATGATGTCGAACAGAATACACAGGCAGTATGGCATACAAATGATGTTGATTTCCCGGTTGAACAGGAAACAACAGTTGATAAAGATGGAACGCAACGCATTACTGAAAAAGTAAGAAAGCCAAAATCTGGAGAATGGATGCAGACCTACACATCAGCAGATGGCAAAACTCCAATAGTTGAGCCACTTGCAATCAATTACGATTACACAGGTATGCTTAATAATATCCAATCAAGGCGACAGATAATCTTGCAGAAATGCAATGTGCCACAACGAAATGATAATAGCGGTGGAAGTACAGGAGTTGCAATGTCGGACGCAACAGGCTGGTCACAAGCAGAAACAGCGGCGGCAAAGCAACAACTGATTACAGATGGCTGCAAAATGGAAGAGATAAAAGTTGTTCTTGCGGCTATTAAGCTGTCAAACAATGTTAATAGCAGTAATCCATTACTTAAATTAAGGGCAAGAGATGTAAAGCCTAACATTAAGCGACAAAAAACTTATGAAATGTCAACTAAGGTTAACGCTATGGCGACATTGATAAGCCACGGATTTAGTCTTAAAGATACAGTTGATGCAATTCCATTTTTTGATGACCCTAACGATGTTGTAGCAAGAAGCGGAGAAATGGTTAAGGCATATCAAGACAGCATAATTAACAAAGACACACAGAACCAAGCAGAGGGCGGAGATGGCGAACAATCGCCTAACAAAGACCGCACAATGCAAGACTTATCAGACCAGACAGAAAATAGTCCAGTTATAGATAAGAGCAGAACTGATAAATAAATTGATATTGAGCCACAGGGTAGAAATACCTTGTGGCTTTTTATATGCCCTAGAGAAAGGGCAATACAAATATCGCAAGAAGTTGAGAGAACAACAAAAAACGCAGAAAGCAGAGGTAAAGAAATTATGGCAGATGTAACTAACACAACAACAGAACCAACAACTAATAATGAGCCACAGAACGAAGAACAGACACCTAGCGTAGAAGAACTTATGGCACAGCTTGCTAGTGAAAGAGCTGAAAAAGAGAAGTATAAGAACGCTTCCGATAAAGCCAGTTCAGAAGCAGCTAAGTACAAGAAAGAACTTCGTTCAAAGCAGACAGCAGAAGAACAGGAAGCGGAAGCAAAGGCGGAAGCTGAAAAGTTGCAGGCTGAAAAGTTCGAGAACATGAGCAAAGAGCTTAATCATATGAAAGCTGTCAATGCTTATCAGAAAGTTATAGGCGATGGAAAGGATATTGATTCTTTGATTGAGGCAGTTGCAGATGCAGACCATAGCCTTATAGCAACTGTAATTGCCAATGAAGTGCAAAGACAGGTTAAAGAAGCTAAGGCAGAGTGGCTTAAATCAAGACCGGCTATTAATGCAGGCGGTGGAGAAGAAAGCACGATAACACAGGAACAGTTCAACAAGATGAATTACCATGAAAGAGTGGAGTTCAAAAATAAGAATCCAGAACTTTATAAGAAGTTCACAGAGTAGAAAATGGAGGTAAATAAACTATGCCACAGACTAAGTTAGCAAATTTAGTAGACCCACAGGTAATGGCTGATATGGTATCAGCTAAGTTACCAAAGAAGATTAAGTTCTCACCTATCGCAAGAGTTGATACAACACTTGTAGGCAGACCGGGAAGCACAATCGTTGTGCCAAAGTATGCTTATATTGGTGACGCAGAGGACGTTGCAGAAGGTGTTGCTATGGGTACAACAGTACTTACAACATCTACAACAGAAGCAAAGGTTAAGAAAGCAGGTAAGGCTGTAGAGCTTACAGATGAATCAGTGTTATCTGGTTATGGCGACCCACTTGGCACAGCTATCAATCAGATTGCTATGTCAATCGCTGCAAAGGTTGATAATGACAGCTATGACGCACTTTGCACAGCACCTATTGATTACGATGGAACAGCAGCGCCTATCAGCTATTCAGCAGTTGTAGCAGCTAATAGCAAATTTGATGATGAATCGGATTCATCACTTACAAAGATATTATTCATTAACCCAGCACAGGAAGCCACATTACTTAATGACGATGATTTTAAGAGCAATGACAAGTACCCACTTAATGTAATTATGAATGGCACTATCGGTTCTATCGCAGGAGCACAGGTTGTTAAGTCTAAGAAAGTTAAGCTGGTTAAGTATGAGCTTGACGATTCAACAGGAACAATCAATGTTGTAGCTGACACAACAAGCGAGGATGCAACGAATGTTCATCTTGACACAGCACTTGCACATACGCTTAAGCCAAAGGGTAAGGAAATCAAGGTAGGTAGCAAGTTAAAGGCTGTTACAACAGAGTTCTACGCTTGTCCTATTGTTATCGTATCAGCAGAAGACCCTAACGAGGAAGCAGGTGCAGATGGCGTATCAGAGGAAGAGAACGCACTTACAATCTATATGAAGAGAAGCGTTGAGATTGAATCAGACAGAGATATTCTTGCAAAGACAACTGTTATCTCTGGCGACGAGCATTACACAGCAGTCTTAAGCAACGATTCAAAGGTTGTTCTTGCTAAGTTCGGAAAGTAAGAGGTGTTTATATGTTATTAAGACGACATAAAATCAACGCCGCAAAGCAGAGCGAAGAAGTAACAGCAGATAATGTAAGACAGGAAGCTGTTTATGGAGATGAGCTTAAGTATGAGGAAGAGCAGGACAAATTCCCTGTTCAACCTACAAGCGATTACACAAAGACAGCTATTAAGCGTATGCCAACAGCGGACTTGCAGACGCTTGCCTTAGAACAAGGTATTGAGAACGCAATGGAGCTTACAGGAGCAGAACTTAAAGAACTGTTAATTGAGAAATTAGGATTATAGGAGCTGAAATTATGGAATACACCACATTAGAACAGGCTAAAATCAGACTTAAACAATTTCATATAGAAACTGTCAAAGATGAAGAAAACGAAACAACATCTGATGTGGTAGTGTTCGATAACAAAGAAGATAATCCAATAATCGAACAACTCATTAAACAGGCTACAGAAGATGTAAAAGCAAGAAGAAATTACCCCGACAGCTACACAGATGAAATGATAACCGAAGATTTGAAGAAATTTGAGAATGTTATTGTTAATCTGGCTGTCTACGACCATTCACAAGCTGGTGAGAACTACATGGCGAGTATGAATGAGGGTGGTGTCAACAGAACTTGGAGAAATAGAGATAGCTTGTTTGTCGGGGTATTTCCGTTTGCTAAAGTATTATAACGCCTATAGGGCATTACAGAATATTAAAGAAGATTGTGCGTTACCAAATGGTAGCAGGCGGCACACATTAAGGGTGGTGGGCGGTGTGCCATTATTAATTATGAAAGGCGGTATATCAATGCCAATAGCAGTAATTATAAGCATTATTTCAGTTGCTTTTTCCGTCTTTTTCGGACTGTTTACGTTGGGATTTAATCTTAAGAACAACAAAAAGTCTGACAATGCAGAACTTACAGAGCGTGTAAAGGAAAATACACGCATAAATATGAAACTTGACACAATATCAGGCAACACAACAGAGATAAAGAATGAAGTTATAGAAATGAGAAAAGAGCTTAATTCTCATGATAACAGGATTATTAAAGTTGAGGAAAGTGTAAAGTCGGCACATCACCGAATAGACGGATTGGAAGCACGACTTAATGAAGATAAGGAGGTATAGCAGAATGGAGATTATGCAGACATTGATTGCAAATATGACAATCATATTAGCAATTGTCGGGGCATTAGCCTTTATGGTATCTGTAATTACACAGGTAATCAAGGGTATTGGAGTATTCAATAAGGTGCCTACAGATATTGTGGTATTTGTCTTATCAATTGGTATTACTGTAGCGGCATTTGTTGCTTATATGCAGTATATTCAGATGACAATACTGTGGTACATGATTCTTGCGGCGATTATGGCAGGATTTGTTGTTGCTTTTGTAGCAATGTACGGTTGGGAGAAGCTGTCTGAACTATGGAAGCGATTTGGCAAGGATGTGAAGTAATATGCTTGACATTAATAAGCAGGCTATGAAGTATTCACTTCAAGGGCAGACAGTAACTATCTATGAAAGAGATGATGACGGCAATATTCTTTATGAGGGATATACCGACACAGAGGGTAACTTTATTCCTTATCTTGACGATGAGGGGAATAAGATACCCAAAGTTCTTGAAGAAAAAACAGGCTTTTCAGAGCCTATGGATTTTAAAGCAAATATAGCTTTCAGCGGTGGAGAAGCACAGAGCAAGGAATACGGCTTTGATACCGCTGATTTTGACGCTATTTTGCTGACAGATAGGAATACACTACCTATTCAAAAGGGCGACCTTATATGGCTTAATAGCAAGCCTACATACACATCTGACAGCCTTGTTGATGAAACGTCAGCGGATTTCACGATTGTAGGCATTAAGCCGGCACTATATTCAACTAAGTATATGCTTAAAGCAGTTGTAAAGTAGGTGGTAAATACGAAATATCAGACAGGCGGCTTTCCTGAAAATGGTTCTTTATTTATACAAACAGACAATGAACAGCTAGTTGGCTCTATCTTTAAAGGAAAAACAGTTCCATCTACGCAAGAGCCAATAAATGAAAGCATAAGACAAGCTATTTCGCAAGCGGTTAAGGAGCGTGTTTATGGCAAGACATACAATTAATATATCCTTGTCTGAAAAGTCCGTAAATGAAGCTATCAGACAGCTACAACAGTATAAGAACTGGCTTATCAAAAAAACTTCACAGCTTGTCAAAGAACTTGCAGAAGTTGGAATACCTGTCATAGATGAAAATATGGAAAAAGCCAGTTATACATATGACGAAAAAGGAGTGCGCAGCGGTTCAGATACGAGCCATCACAGTTATGTTGAAATAAAATCCGAAGGAGAATATATTGAAGCAAAATTAATTGTAGAAGGCAAAGAACTTATGTTTATAGAGTTCGGGGCTGGTGTATTCTACAATGGAGCGGCTGGAAGTAGTCCACATGACAAAGGCGTTGTTAATGGTATGGTTATAGGCTCATACGGCGAACATCACGGCGTACAAAAAGTGTGGGGTTACTATGACGATGACGGAACCTTAGTTCTTACACACGGCGTAGAAGCACAAATGCCTGTTTATAAGGCTGATATGGAAATTATACAGAAATATGTTGAGGTAGCAAGGAGGGTGTTTAGTTAATGGCAAATGCAAACGATTGGGCGACAGACCTTGAGAACACAGTCACAGCACTTGTCAAGGCTAAAACCCTAACACAGCTTAAAAAGACATATCCAAAGATAGTCATAACCAATGAGGGAGAAAACAGCGGTCAAGCAGTATTCCCGACAGTATACATTCATTTACTGCCAGCAGTTGAACAAGGACAAACGCTTGACGGACAGACAATTAACGCATTGTTAGCAACATTTCAAGTAGATGTTACCACTAACACAAGCAAGTCTGACTGTCGCAAGGTTATGGCGGTAATTACAGATACATTCAAGACAATGAGATTTCAAGGCAATGCAATGCCAGAGTTTTCAATCAGCAACAAAGTACATAAGAGTACCGCTAGATTCAGAAGAATGATAGCGGCAAATGACAGATTAATGTAACAAAGAGCAGAAATGCTCTTATTTTTTTGCAAATTTTTAGGAGGTAGACAAGGCAATGGCAAGTACAAGTTATAAAGCTAGGGTTATCTACAAGGAGCATAGCGAAGATGGTTTTGCAGGCTCATATAAGTTAATGGTTGCGGCTAAGTCAATTTCAGCACCAGTATCAGCACCTAACACAGTTGAAAGTACAACATTTGAAGATGATTCACAGACATTCTTAATGGGTATCAAAACATCTGACGCTAAGACTTACACAGGAAATCTTGAAAAGGCTTATTTACAGGACTTAATCAAAGCAGAGGGCAAGCAGTTAGATATTATTCAGTTATATGGCTCTGACGGATTAGGTGCGGTTGCTAAGTACGCATTTGTCGGACAGGTAACAGCAACACCTAATGATGTTTCTGGTACTGATTCGGTACTTGAAATGACAGTAACAGCAGTTCCTAATACTTCGCCTATCGAATGCACAGACAAGCTTCAAGTTGTCGAAGCTGCTGGTGGCACATTCACAGTAACAAAGGTGGGGGAATGATAAGCCAATCGACTAAATCAAAGGCTGTGTCGATTGGTGGCACAAACGCCAAAACAGCCGACTACACATCATATCTTGATGATGTAACAGAATAATTATTTTAAAAGGTAGGTGCGGTGTAAAATCCGCACCTTTCCCTATATGGACGATAGGGTGGGAAAGGGTAAAAATTATGATGAATATTAATGTAAACGGAAAAGAATACAAAGTTGAGTTCTCTTTTGGCGCAGCAGAGTGTAAAGAGATAGTGCAGAAAATGTTTTCTGTCGTTAATGGTTCTTACTTACTTGCACAGACAGATAAGAGTGTTGCACAGGCTTCCTTTGACGGATTAGCAAATATGACAGCAGATGTGCCAGAGATTTGCATTTTAGCCATTTATGCAGGTTGCATTGACAACAATCCTGTAACTATGGATGAAGCAAAGGAACTTACTAGAGCATATATTACAGAGAAGAGAAAGACAGATAAGAGTTACGGATATAGAACATTGTTTGAAGAAATCAAGAAAGCGATGGAAGATGATGGTTTTTTCGAGTTGAGCGGAATAACAGCGATGTTAGAGGAAATGGCGGACAATGTGGAAGAAGCAACAAAAGAGCAGAAGAAGCCGACAGTAGTTCCACAAGACCACAAGAAAAAGCAGACTTCCACAAAATAATCTGGGAAGAATACTTTGTCTTAGCCAGTTCACTAGGCGTTAGTTATTCAGACTTTCTAAGAATGACACCTACAAAATTATTACTATACGCAAAAGGCAAAAAGATTGATAGACAAAATCGAGATGCAGAAATGTATAACTGGTTTTTTGTCTATGCAATACCGGCTATTTCTTGCGGCATTGGTGCGGCATTTAGTAAAGATACACACATTGAATATCCGAAGCAGGCTATTTTATCAGAAAAAACGGAAGAAAGCGAAGAAGATACCTACGATAAAGAGTTACAGCGAATGTTACTCAATGAACAGAAATGGGCGGCACGAGCTGAAAAGAAAGGATTACCGCCAACAATCCTATAAAAGGGGGTTAAAGCGTGGAATTAGACAGTTTAGAAGTCAAGATTACCGGTACTGCCACTAAAGCTATCAATTCTGTTGATAAACTGATAAATCAGCTTACAAGGCTGTCAACATCACTTGCAACTGTGAATGGTTCATCACTAAGCGGTCTTGCGAGTGGTGTTAGTCAGTTAGGTTCTGCTATGCAGAATATGAACGCAGGAACAGCAGATTTTACAAGACTTGCTAAGAACATCACAAAGATAGGTTCTGTTGATTCAGTTGCACTAACTAACACAGCTACATCACTTCAAGCTGTCACAAAGGCAGTTGCAAGCATATCAGCTATTCCGCAAAATGCAACACAAGTCACAGAATTTGCAAAGTCACTTGGTAAGCTAGGCAGTAAGAGTATAGAAAACGCCGTTGTAAACATTCCAAAATTGGGCAATGCTTTAAATGGCTTAATGACAACGCTATCAAGAGCGCCAACAGTAAGTCAAAATGTTATTCAAATGACTAACGCATTGGCTAATCTTGCTAGTCAAGGTAGCAAGGTGGGTACTTCTTCGAACTCACTTCAAAAGTCGCTGTATGGCGTTTCTACAAGTGCTAGGACAGCAACTAGAAGTAGTTGGAACTTAGCAAGTGCAATAGGTAAGTTTTATGCCACTTATTTTATGGTAATTCGTGGCAGTAAGAAACTTATAGAAGCCATCAAGTCAACGACAGATTACATTGAAGCGTTCAACTATCAAGCGGTAGCATTTGGCAAGATCGGTTCAGAATGGGATAAGGATTATGAAAAGTACGGATATGATAACGCTACGGCATACGCAGAAAGTTTTCAGAACAGAGTAAATGATACTCTTGGAAAACTATCTGGCTTAAAAGTTAATGTTCAAGGTGGCTTACTTGAAGAAAGTGGAGCAAAGAACTTAGGACTTAACATACAAGAGATAACACAGTACGCTTCACAATTAGCTTCTGTCACTAACTCACTAGGGCAGACAGGTGAAGCGACAACAGCAATAACAAAGTCAATGACAATGCTTGCAGGCGATATAAGCTCACTTTTTAATGTGGACTATAAAACGGTTGCACAGAACTTACAAAGCGGCTTAATCGGTCAATCAAGGGCATTGTATAAGTATGGTATTGATATTACTAATGCTACATTAGCGACATACGCTTATAACTTAGGCATTTCCAAGTCGGTGTCTGAAATGACACAGATGGAAAAACAACAGTTAAGAGTGTTGGCAATATTAGACCAAAGTAAAGTATCTTGGGGTGATTTAGCTAATAGACGGAAGAAAGTTAATAATATAGCTTATCTTCCAAGTGTTGCATAAGAATAGAAATATCTTATGGCAATCGGGCAAAATCGGTGAAGGCTAAAGTTTTCAACTATGCTAATACCGAGATAACTCAATAGATTACGAACAGGCTATTGAGTATCGTAACGAGTAGGAATTGAATAAATATAATATTCCCAAGAGTGTCCGACACTACTGTATATAGGACAGTATGAGGCGGAAGTGGCTACCACCAAACCAAACATAATGATGTGGGTGATAATGTACTCTGAACTTATAGGAAACTATAAGAAGTATAGGATAAAGAGCCTATACGATAACAAATTTGACAATCAACTCCCCAAGTAATATGTTACGCCAGTTCGGTAACAATATGAAAGAGGTAGGAATGGTAGCAGGACAGCTATTTATCCCAATTCTTTCAAAGGTTATGCCAGTTGTAAACGGCGTTACTATTGCTATAAAAAGATTATTAGTCAATCTTGCTTCTTTAATGGGCGTTAAGATTGATTTTGAGAGCTTTGGACAAAGTGGATATAAAGACACATCAGACGGCTTAGAAGATATTTCAAGCGGCTACCAAGATGTAGCTGATTCAGCTAAGAAAGCTACATTATCCCTTATGGGATTTGATGAAATAAATAAATTACAGGACGATACAAGCTCAAGCAAGGGTTCAAGCGGTGGTGGCGGTAGCACTATTGATTTGACAGATGATATCGCTAAGGCGGCGGCTGATTATGAAGCGGCATGGAATAAAGCATTTGCCAATATGGAAAATTCAGCGGTTGCTTGGGCTGATAAGATAGAGAAAGCACTTGAACCTGTTAGGAAGATATTTAAAGATTTTGCAATCGGGGATTTCTATGCAGCAGGACAAGATACATCTAACCTTGTGGCAGGAATTTTTAATTGGTTTGCAAAGGCTATAGATGATGTTCCTTGGTATACAATTGGACATAATATAGGAGAGTATTTAGCCGGACTTAATTGGCTTGAAATATTTTCAAGCCTTGGCAATGTGTTATGGCAAGCCATTAAAGCAGCTATCGAATTATGGAGTGGTTCATTTACGGCAGCACCAATCGAAACAACCTTAATAACGGCTATAGCAGCATTAAAATTTACAGGCTTAGGAAGTGTTTTGAAAAAGAAACTTGTTACAGTAATAGGGACAAGTATTAAAGGTGCTTTAAAATCATTCGGAACAGGTAGTATAATATCAGGAATAGGTGGATTACTTACAACAGATATAGGCACTATTATAGGAGCAGGAACAGCAACAGAAATAGGCTTAACTATAGGTGCTGGAATAGTAGGTGGAATAGTAGCTGCTATTGCTGGATTTAATTTAGGCAATTGGCTCAATGAAAAATTAACAGGTGAGAAAATAGATATGTCAATGTTCGACCAATTAGCATATCTTATAAAAGCACCATTTGAAGATTTACCTAGCTTTATTGACGGAGTGATAGAAACTATCACATTCGGGCATAAAGATGATATAGCAAATTGGTGGACTGCAAGTGTTGCACCTTGGTTTACTAAGGAAAAATGGGGAGAACTGGGAGACAACATAAAAACATCTTTAAGCGAAAAATGGAACAGTTTTTCAGATTGGTGGGGCAATACAGCTATTGTTAGCTGGTGGAATAATAATGTTGCACCGTGGTTTGAAAAAGAAACATGGGTTGACGCTGTTGATGGAATGAAATTAGGAATACAAGAAAAATGGGATTCAATCGTTGGTTGGTGGAACAGTCTTGCAATTGTTTCTTGGTGGAGCAATGATGTGAGACCGTGGTTTACTAAGGAAAAATGGGAAAACTTAGCTGACGGAATTAAAAAAGGTATTCAAGGGAAGTGGGATGATGTTGTAGATTGGTGGGATAGCAAACCAGCACTTCAACGCATTTCTGTAGCTATCGAAGATTTTAAAACTAAGATACAGAACGCTTGGAACAGCTTTAAGCAGTGGTGGAATGATTTAGGACTTGAATTTCCACACATTGATACACCACACTTTAAGATTGACGGAGAATTTAGTCTTGCACCGCCTAAAGTACCAAAAGTCAGTATTGATTGGTATGCAAACGGCGGATTCCCAGGCAAAGGACAATTGTTTGTCGCAAACGAAGTTGGACCCGAAATGGTTGGTACTATGGACGGAAGAACAGCAGTAGCCAATCAGCAGGAAATCACAACAGGTATTGCCAACGCAGTTTATCCAGCGGTTTACAATGCAGTTGTAGCGGCTATGTCAGAAGCTAACAACAATGTAAACATAACATTACAAGGTGACGCAGATAAGCTGTTTACAATGGTACAAGATAAAGCTAATAACTATACTAATATGACAGGGCAAGCAGCCTTTCCGTATTGATAAGATAAAAGTATTGTGTTATTCTTTTACTATATATAAAAAGCAAAGGGGTAACGCAATATGGGAGATAAGAAACAGAAAAAGAAAGATAGTAAACTTAGCATAGTGGCAGCGGTTATGGCACTTTTTACTTTTACAATTCCAGTAGCACTTATATTAGCTATTGTGGATTTGACTAAAAGCAAAGGGAATAGGTCACAAAGGCATTTAGGTTCTTATTTTGCAATTATATTTTCGATATTAATGTTAATAGTAGTAATTGACAGAAATGGAAATAATAACAATGCAGACGGTATAAATGTCACTAAACAAGCTGCTACAACAGAACAGAACACAGATACAGTTACATATGATAATACAACGCTTAAATATCTTAAGCATGATGTAATTACAGATAGCAATGACAGAGAAGTTCTTGTTGTTTATTTTGACTTTGCAAACAATTCAGAAGATAACACAGCCTTTGCATATAATTATAATGTTACATGTTTTCAGAACGGCAAAGAACTCGACTATCCGTTAGTTAGTTTTGACATTGACGAATACAATAATATTGCAAGAGAATTACAGACAGGTACAAATATTACAGTTGCAAGGATATATATACTAGAAGATAAAAGCAATGTTGATTTAGAAGTAACGCCACTGGGAGACAATAAAAAACTTATGAAATTAACATTAGAATTACAGTAGAGGAAATATGTATGTCAGTGAAAAAAGATTTAGCTGGAATGCTAGAAGCAATAGGGATAAAGAAAAAGCAACAGCCACAAGTTCAACAACCGTTGAATCCCAGCTTCAAAGGAGTGTACAGAGCGACGGAAAACGGATTGGTTGAAGTATATTGTCCAAGATGTAGTAGTTGGGATTGTTCTCACACGCAGATTACAACAACTGTACCGCAGAAATCCAAAACAAGATATACTGTTAATCTGAATCCTTTAAGACCGTTTACACTGGTTAATAAGAAAGAGAAGATTAAGCAACAGGGCGGAACTTATTCACAACATAGGTTTGTGTGTAACAGATGTGGGCTGATTTTTTGGTAAACAAAAGGCTGTCAGCCCGACAACTGACAGCCAAAAGTTACAATACCGCTTAAACAAGCAGTACAGACATTATATAACACTAATTGAATTAATGCAATAGAAATATTAAGGAATGTATCAGAAATGGTGCATTCCTTTTTTAATGCCTTGAAAGGGGTGGTTTGATTGATTGACGCAGTTGTGATTGAGGGAGTTAGGTTCCCAGTGGCATATAACGGCTACACATACAGTAGGAATAAGATATGGTCTAAAAATACAGGAAGAAATGATTACGGAGAAATGGTAGGCACAATCGTGGATATCAAAGACAAAGTTGAGCTTCAATTACCGCCATTAACAGGTGAACAGGCACTATTGCTTGATAATGTAGTAAGCGACGTAGATAACCCATTCCCAACAGCACAAGTCCTATTTTTAGGAGGTACGCAAAAAGAAATGACAATATACACAGGAGATGTGACATATCCGTATCTCACAAGGGCGAAGAATGAGGACGGACTAATAGTCGGAGCAAAATTAAGTTTAATTCAGAAATAAAGGAGAGTTCCACATGAAACTTAAAACGAGTGAGTTAATAGACAGATTCCAGAGCTTAAGTAACATATCGCATGACAAGACTACAGGCAGAATTGCTATGGCTGTTATGTGCAATATTAAGGCATTGGAAGAACTGTACAAAGCAACATTACAGACCATAGAAGATACTAAGGCTAAGTATGCAGATAAGGACGACAGTGGTAATCCAGTTATCAACGATAATCAGTATCAGGTTACATCAGAGAACTTAAAGAAGTTACAGGAAGAATTGCAAGAAATCAATGAGCAAGAGATTGAAGTGCCTGACACGACAATGCTTCCTATGGACGCATTCGATAAATGCGAAGAAATTACACCAGCTAAATTATACTCAATCGAGTTTATGATATCACATTAATTAATCAATAAAGGCGGTGTAGAATGAAGATATTAGACACAGCTATGACAGAGATTGTTAAGGGAAATAGTGCAAGATACTATTCTAAGTATGTTGTTGAAGGAAAAGAATATATCGAAGCACTCAACAATTTCAAGTTTCAAAACATAATAAATCCCAATAATGAAATTACGATAGGTAACACTTGCAGTAGCGGTGTTACCTTTTCTATTTATATGCCAGCAATAAGCCTTGAAAATAAGGAAATTACCATATTTGAAGGTGTTAAGGTTGGCACAGAAATTAAGTATATTAAGTTGGGAATATTTACAGTTACTAAGCAGACAAGTGACGGAGAATACACAAACTATGAAGCATACGACAGAATGTATAAGGCTGATATGCCTTACTTCTCGGACATGACATTTCCTAGTACAGATAAAGCTATTCTTAATGAGATATGTGGCAAGTTAGGGATATCTTTAGCAACAAATATAGTTACAGCACATACTATCAGCGACAAGCCACAAGGATATACCTATAGAGAAATTATCGGTTATATGGCTATGCTACAAGGCTGTAATGCAGTAATTAATTCTGACGGAAACCTTGAATTAAGGTGGTATAAAGATAGTGGATATGTACTTGACGGACATAAGTATTATCAGCAGGGCGTTACATTCACAACGAGTAAAGATTTTATTATACAGAAGCTGACTTGCAACAATACCAAAAGCGGTTCTACAGAACAAAGTCAGATTACTTCTGGTGACGGAGCGACAGGACTTAGTTTTGCCAATCCGTTTATGACGCAAGCAATTCTTGATGAAGTCTATAAAAAGATAGGTGGTTTTACATTTAGACCGCTTACAGTTAAGTTTGTCGGTGATTACCGACTAGAAGTTGGTGACATTATAACTGTCAACAAGGGTGGCGTTGATTACAAAGTGCCTATAATGCAGATTACACACGAATGTGATGGCGGCTTAATGGATACCGTTACATCTATAGGTCAATCTGACACAGAGAATACAAGCGTTGCTTCTGGTCCTGTCACTAAGCAAATGGAACGGTACTATGCCGACTTGATACTTGTAAATAAAGCGCTTATTAATAAACTATCTGTTGATGAAGCTGATATCAGATACGCAAGCATTGAAACCTTAAAGGCTGTTAATGCTAATATTGACAACCTTAAAACAAATAAACTAGATGCAACATATGCAGATATCATTAATGCTAATGTGGAAAGCCTTAAGGCTGTTAATGCGGACATTGCAAATCTTAAAGTAGATTATGAAAAAGTTGGCATACTTGACGCAAGTGTAGCTGATATCAAGACATTAATATTCGGTTCAGCAACAGGAACAACAATAACAACGGATTTCTCTAATTCTGTTATTGCTGTTTTGGGAGAAGCGCAGATTAAGTCAGCAATGATTGATAGTCTTGATGCAAGCAAAATCACAGCACTTGACATTAATACTACTAATGTACTTGTTCACAGCGAAGATGGCAAGTCACAGTGGAAAGACAATACAATTCAAATATCTGACAGCAATAGGGTTAGGGTTCAGATAGGTAAAGACGCTAATTCAGATTACAACATGTATATCTGGGATAAATCCGGCAATTTGATGTTTGACGCTATTGGATTAACAGACAAAGGTATTCAACGACAGGTTATCCGTGATGATATGGTTAAGGATAATGCTGATATTGCCGCAAGCAAGTTGAATATAGAATCGCTGTTCAATGTTATCAACAATGATGGTTCACACACGCTTAATTCAACGAAGATATATGTTGATAGTGAACAGCAAACCCTTGATAGCGTATTCAAGAGTATTCAGACAACCGTTGGCGGCAATTCTACATTATGGGGTTCAGCCATTAAGCAATCCAAAGATTTCATTGACCAGAAGTTGTGGTGGACTGATATTCGTAATGGAGAATCCATCGAAAGCAAATTCAATACAGTTACAAGTACGCTTGATAGCTTCGGTGTGCAAATAGGAGATGTTTACAAGCAACTCAACGATGATTTCAAGGTATATCAGGTGACATACGAGCCGACTAAGGATAATTATCCAGCTAATGAGTGGAGTGTACCTATATATCCAAGCGATGATAGATACCCTAGTGATAGCACATGGGAATACACAGAAGCAGAATATGATAATTATGTAGGTATTATAGCGTATTGGGAAGCACAGAACAGAGCGTGGCGTTGGATTAAAAAAATAGACGGAACGCACGGTTGGAAAGAAATATCTTCAACCGAAATCGCTTATCTTCTTAATCAAAATGCCGCGTTAAAGGTGAACCTTAATACAATCAGCTCTGAATTAAGTAAGACACAGATTGATATAAGAGACAACTATAGCACCACTGTACAAGTTAATAATGCTATTACACAGGCAATTAGTGCAGAGAGCAATAGTATAAAGTTGGAAGTCTCTAATAATTATGCCACTAAGAAGAGTCTTGAAAGTTATGCCACAAATGAAAGCCTTAAAAGCTATGCTACATCAGCAAGCCTTGATTTGTACATCAAGAAAGACCCAACAAGCGGAGAACTTAAATCTGCAATTGAAGCTATTGCAGATGATATTACACTTAAAGCTAAAGGCACAATTAATATTAGTGGTAATAAGTCTGTTAATATCAATGGTAATCTGTTCACGCTTACATCTACTAATACTACTATTTCAGCAGATGGTTCGATAGACTGTAAGAAGCTAAAAGCTGTTGATGCTGATTTAGAAGGCACATTTAAAAATGTAAATGTAACTGACGGAGGTATTACAATGACCACTACTATTATTGGTGGTGAATACCTTATGAAAAGCAGTACAGGTGCATTTTTACAGATACAAGGACACTACATTGAAATGTCAAATGATGATGGTTCAGGAACGAACTGGATATTAAGTAGAAGCGAATGTGTTTTTAATGACTATTTAAATGTTAAGCTATATCACCCTTCACTTAAAAACTATATGCGACCTGCTTTGTCTATGAGCAATCCAGTAACATTTGATTGGAGCGGAAGCGTTTTAACTATATATGTTGACGATGTAGCTGTCGCTACATGGGATTGGGCACAAAAAAATTGGTATTAAATCTGCACAGCGGTAGAAAGGAAAACAATATGTTAAGTATAACAAAGACAACAAACTTAAGCGGAACATCAGTGATTAATGGTCAATCAGCCATGACAATGTATGCGGCTGTGCCGGAAACTGGTTCACTGACAATTAGTCAGACAATTACTAACAAGGAATTATACCTTGCAAATCAGACACAATGTGATAATGATTATGAGAATTTTAAATCAGAAGTCAATAAGCTGCTAAAGAGTGAACAGCAGACAATTGATTCAGATACGATAAACGCAGTAGGAACAGTAACAGAGTAAATCATCAGAGAGTGTGGGTTTAAGCCTGCACTCTTATTTTTTAGGAGGCAAATTATGAGCTTAACTGGATTTCTTTCGTACAGCCGTGTAAACTGGCAACAATCGCCAAGCAAAAGTACTCCCTGGAATGCAACAAACTTAAATATAATGGACGCAGGAATTAAGAATAACAATGACATGATTAGCAATATTCGTGACGAGATTACACAATTAAACAGCAATATTGACGTTAAAAACTCTTTTTGCAAAAATATTGCAAGTATAAATGGTACTCTTGAAGGTTATGGCTACAATTATTGCTATTATAACAAATCTACTAAAACAGGGATTTTATACTTTGCTTCAAAAATTGAAACACCAGATTCTGCACAGAATAATTTTACAGGATATTATGACATAGAAACAGTTCTTGAAAATATGGGTATTACTAACTTTAATAAAATATTGGAAAGCAATTATATTCCTTATGATGCCACAGGTGTAGTTCGAGCAAAGTTGATAGGCTATGGAGCGACATTATTATATAGCTCTGCAAGTCAGCATTATGCTTTTGCTCGATATTATACAAAAGATGGTAATAAAGGAGCATGGGCTACAAGTGAATTCCAAAAGGGTGATTATATTATAGGCTCACTTATATTTAGTTAAGTTTCAGATACTGTCTTAGTAATTGCACCGGTGCATTTAATATTATTGCAGTTTAGTCGCGGAATGAGCAATTAGTAAGGTTGGCAGTGCTACATAACATTAACAATATAATATTCGCAATCAAGCACCTTAGTGGAAACACTGGGGTGCTTTTTTGATACATATTTTTCTAAATTTAGGAGGTAATATATGAGTAAATTATTCGGAATTGACACATCAAGGTGGCAGGGAGACTTTGAATTCAAAAGTGCAAAGGATAATGAAGGTGTAGACTTTGCCATTATCAAGGCAGGCGGTGCTGATGATGGCTTATACGAAGATAGAGAGTTTGAAAACAGTTACAACAAACTGGAAAGTGCAGGAATCCACAAGGGAGCCTATTTCTTTGGCAACGCATTAAGTGCTGATGAGGCTGTAAATGAAGCTAGATATTTTGCACAGCTTTTAGCAGGCAAATCATTCTGCTACCCAGTATTCTATGATGTTGAAGCAGGCATGGTTACTGGCAACGACCTTACGGACATTATTATGGCATTCCTTGATGAAATGAGAAATGCAGGATATAAGAATGTCGGCTTATACTCATATGAGAACTGCATTAACAATTATGTAGACATTTCAAGAGTAAAAGAAGCTGGTTATGCCGTTTGGGTAGCAAAGTATTCAGATGCAGAACCTAGAATTGCCGTTGATTATGATATATGGCAGTTTGGCGGAAGTGTTAATTATCTTAGAGACACACAGATTAACGGACAGACAGTAGATCAGAACTATTGTTATACTGATTATTGCACAGACCATGTAGTTGAAGAAATCACAGTGCCAGACTATGAGCCAGTGCCAGACACTAAGTATCATAAAGGCGATACAGTTAAGGTTATTAACGCTATTCAGTACGATAATGGCGAGCCATTCAGCACTTACTATGATGAGTACAGTGTTTTATCAGCTAACGGCAGGAGAGTTGTTATCGGTGTTGACGGCGTAACTACTGCTGCTATTGACGAGGATAACATCAGCCTTATCAAGTGTATTTATGACAATGACAATGATATCAACACAGATACAATAAGTCGTGGTGACGGCAAGAAAGTCAGAGTGCTTGATAACATTGATTATGACGGTGCAAGATTTGCGACATATTATGATGAATATGATGTAATTGAAGAAGATGGAGACAGAATTGTTATAGGTATCGGTACAACAATCACAGCCGCTGTCAATATTGTTAATCTTGAGTTTGTCGGCAGTGCAAGCTCTGATGACACACCTACTGATATCCCATTCAGTGAAGATATTGAAGAGGGTAGCACAGTGAGATTTGTCGGCGATACTGATTATGACGGCACACCTATTAAGGCTTGGTTTGATGAGTATAAAGCATCAGAAAGAAGCGGAGACAGAGTTGTGCTTGTGCATGACGGAGAATTATTCGCAGCGGTCAATGTAGCTGATTGTGAATTAGTCTAACCTTAATAAAAATACCGGGAGTGCAATGCTCCCGGTAATATTTTAATTATTCAAATCTATCATAACAGCCATAACAGCAGGAATGGTTGTTATAGTGCCATTAGTTCCTTCAAATTCAACATTGCCTTCAAGAAGTGTTCCGTACATTGTCACATTATCACCAACAAGCAAATTATAATCAAAATCGTCTCTATAATATGTCAAAACAACAGTATCAGCATTATTGCCATCAACAGCTAAATAATAGCAAGCAATATATTCGCTGGATTCTTCGCCAGTATGTGTATTTCCGTCTTTATCTTCGACCTCCCCATCATATTTTAATTCTGCTACAATATTGCCTGTCAACTTGAATTCTTTATCAATATACTTATTAGGTGTACGCTTGAGCATTTCAACAGTTATATCATCAGGGTATACACTCTTGTCTCTTGATAATAATGTTTCTTGTTCTGTCTGAACTTCATTAGTACTTTCAACATTACTATCAGAAGCACCATTCTGACACGCTACAAGGCTCAATAAGCACATAACAAGCATAATGCTTACAATTCTCTTTTTCATAAGCAAATCCCCTTAAATTTAATTTTACTAATCATATCACAATATGCATAATTTGTCGAATGTTGTCGAAACTTGCGATATCTTTAAGTTGATTTTTACATTATCAGTATTTATAATAATAATTGTCCGAGAGAGTTCGGACAGAATCTTCAAGTTTCGGCTAGGTGGCACTGTTTGATTGGCGTTGGCAGTGTCACCGCTGAAAACTGTTAATCTACTGGGGGTAGGTTGACATGTAAGAACAAATGTTCTATAATAACACCATCGCTACCAGCGTTATATCGTGCAATAAGGGGGATATATGGAGAATGAGGAATATAAACAGAAGATAATTGAACTAATCAATAAAACAGATGATTTATGGATACTACATCAAATATATAGATTTATCTGTAACATGACAAAAGAGAGGGGATAACCCTCTCTTTTTTACTTCTCGTCTAGCAATTTCTTTGCAATAGTTTCTAAACATTCCCAATCTTTAGGTTCAAGTCTTGCCAATGCACTAACAAACTTCTTTTCAAAGCTGTCATCGTTTAATTCCATAACTTCATTAACAAAAGCACCAATCTCTTGCTCCCTTGTCCTTGATTTAAACATCTTACCATTGCCAGTTCGCAGCCATTCTTCATTTACATTAAGAATAGAACATAAAACTTTAATTGATTGTTCTGAAAGATTTCTATTGCCGTTTTCAACTAACGAAATGTAGTTTTTGGTAAGCCCTAGCTTTTCAGCAAATACATCTTGCGACATTTTTAATTCTTTTCGCAAGGCTTTTATCCGCTCGTTCACACTTCTCACCTCCTTGCATATATACAATAACATTAAAGTCACACAATGTCAAACTTTTTTCATTAAAATATGTTGACAGGTATTACTGGGTATGATATTATAATCACACAAAGTCAAATAGAAAGGAAGTGAGAACAATGAGACAGGTATATGTACTTGATGAACTCGAAAGCACATATGCAGGCAAGGCTTATGCGGAATATCAGCGTTGCAACAGTCAGAAAGCTTCAGATTTAGAAAAAGAAGTTAAAAACTTAGTGGCTGAATATAATCTGACTGCTACAGTTGCTAAAGGCTTTTTAGAATATATGAAATTGGTTATTGACGGCTGTTCATGTATTCCGAAAGAGAAATAACCTCAACAGAGTGTTCGTTTAAAAGGAAATCTCCGTCTGGGATTTCTTTTGCAAGTTTAAGCATTGCAATCATTTTATCTGAATATGGATATTCTTTTCCGCAGTTAGGGCAAATGATTTTATCGGAATTAATGTCTTCATTTACAGTGTATGTGCAATGGCAAGGACAAGAAACCTTGATTTTAACGAACATTTGAATCACCTCCTTATTATTTAATAAGGAAATTATATCACAGAAAGGAAGTGAATTGAATGAGTGAAAAGGAAAAGGAAATCATCAAGAAGTTATCCGATACAATACCGAAACTTGATGATAGCAAGAAAAATTACATTCTTGGCGTTGCCGAGGGAATGGCAATGGTAAGAGAGAGCGAAAAGACAGAAGGAAAGGAGTAAGAATGGAAAGAGAATTGAAAGAATTAATCCAGATTGAAAAGAAAAGAAATTCCTTGCTTGAAGAAATCAACCGGTCATTGAAGAAACTTGCAAGCAAGGAAGATAAAGAGTATCAGGGTGAAGTTGGCAAATCAGCTTTTAATCTTGATTGAGCCAGTTATGGTAATGTTCCAACATTTCCATAATACCAATTTCAACCCACGCACGACGAATAAACTCGTGTTCTTCAGCAATGTCAGCAAAGTTTTGTTTTTCAGTAGCAGACATTACTTTCTGATGAATTGAAGAATGAATTTCATCGCCATTAGAGCTTACAAAAGCTTTGAAATCTTCAAAATTTTTCACAATCTCACCTCTTTTCATAAAAGATAAGAGGATTATAGCACAAATGGATTAGAATTTTTGATATTGATGCAATAGAAAAGTGATGGTAGCGGTAAATAGTTACAAACTTTTATTCAAACATCATTAGTTCTTTTTGACAGGGATAGCGCCCTGTTCGTATCAAGTGTGAATTACCTACCGATTGGAAAGTGTCTACCATCACTTTTCTATTGTATCAATAAATATAAAGTTCTACAAGTTACAGCAGATAGGAATGAGCAGAATCACTCAAATGCACCTTAAAAGGTCAAAATATATCACACATTATTTAGAAAGGAATGTTTATGGAGCTACAGATTTTTAGCAATTCAGAGTTTGGAGAAATCCGAACCATTACTAAAGATGATGAACCTATGTTTTGCTTGGCTGATGTGTGCAAGGCATTGGAAATATCAAATGTAAGTCAGCTAAAAACAAGGCTTAAAGAAGATGGGGTCATTACTAATGAGGTAGGGGTACAGACAGGCATTAAAGCTGATGGCGCTCCAGCGATTCAGAAAGTAAGAATGAACTTTATCAACGAGAGCAATCTTTACAAGACAATCTTTCAGAGCCGTAAAGAAAGTGCAGAAAGATTTACAGAATGGGTTACATCAGAAGTCCTTCCATCAATTAGAAAGACAGGAAGTTACAGTAAGCCTTTGACAACATCTGAACAGATTAGATTATTGGCACAGGGCAACACAGAACTCACAGAGAGAGTTGATAAGGTTGAAGATAAGATAACCAGTATCGAAGAAGAAACTCCGCTTTACGGCTGTGAGATTGAAGAAGTGCAGAAACATGTTAGAAAGAAAGGAATTGAAGTACTTGGCGGAAAGGACAGCAATGCGTACAAAGACGGTGGTATTCGCGGTTCAGTATATTCTGATATATACAAGCAGTTAAAACGCGAATTCGGGTGCGTGGCGACATACAAGAGTATTAAAAGAAAATACTTAGCTGATGTACACGAATTCATCGACACCTATTTGTTACCAATAGCACTTGCTGAAGTGGTGCATGATACAAACATGTAGGAGAAGATATGAAAGAAAAAATAATTAACATATCCGCAACACTGGCAGGAATCAGCCTTATAGCGTTGATTCTAAGACCGGTACAACCGCAAGCTAAGATTAATCAGCAGAGTGCAGTGTTAAGTGAATGCTACAACTCACATGTTGAGTATAAGGTTGAAACTGGAGAGATAAGTGTTGATGAATATGAGTTGTCGCTTATGGCACATTTGCTGATGGGTGAATGCGGAGCGACATGTAACGATGATGAAATGCTATATCTTGCAGGAGCCGTTGTTTTGAACCGAGTACAAAGTGAGTATTTCCCTAACAGCATTGAAGAAGTTATCTATCAGTCAGGGCAATATCAATGTACAGAGCTTATGAACAGCGGATTCTATAAAGAACCAACAGAAAGGTGTTGGAGAATAGCAGAAGAGTTATTAATAAGGGGATATGACATACCTAGCAATGTGTTGTATCAAGCTGAATTTAAACAAGGTAGCGGTGTTTATAAGAAAGTGCAGAACATGTACTTTTGCTACAAGTAAGGAGTGTTTATGGAAGCAAGGATAAGAGAAGAAATGTTCAACTTAGGTATTCTCTCTAATAAAAGAGGCTACATCTATATAATCGAAGCTGTTAAACGCTTTGGAAATTTCACATCAATGGAAAATATTTATAACAGTATTGCTAAGGCAACAAATAGATCGCCAGCATCTATTGAAAGGTCAATCAGAACAGCCATTAAATCGGCTGACCATGATTTATCAGCATGGAAGAATTATGACTGTCTTACAGCAAGAGGGGTTATAACAACGATGTATTACAGATGTAAGGAGAATGCCAATGAGTAGCATAAAAAGAATTATTAAGCTGAACAGAAACAGGCAGAGAGCTATAAAGGAAAAGGATTTTAGAAAGTTCTATACTTTCAGCTGCAAAATACATCTGATTGAGAGAATGGATAAAGTACCAATAGGAAGTTACATATTAAAGTAAGGAGAGAAAAAATGGAAAATGCAATTAATAACAACAATATCACATTAGTAGGAGTAGTTGAGAAAGAGCCAGAGTACTCACATGAAGTACTTGGCGAAGGATTTTATATCTTCATGCTCAAGTGTTCAAGAACAAGTGGTAACAAAGATACATTGCCGGTAATGATATCGGACAGACTTACTGATATCAGAGAAATCAAAGTAGGACAGGTTGTCACAGTTTCAGGGCAGATAAGAAGTTTTAACAGACATATTGATGATGTGAAGAGCAAGCTGATTTTATCTGTGTTTGCGAGAGAACTTGAAATACTGGCACAGGACGCAACCGAACTACCATTTGAGGAAAATATTAATACAGTTATGCTTGACGCGCATATCTGCAAACCACCTATATACAGATGTACTCCAAAGGGCAGAGAGATTGCAGATATCTTGGTGGCAGTAAACAGACCATATGGCAAATCAGATTACATACCATGTATAGCATGGGGAAGAAATGCGAGATTTGCAGGTGGACTTGAAGTTGGAGAACACATTCAGATCCAGGGAAGATTACAGAGCCGTGAGTACACTAAGAAGATAAGCGACAATGAGATTGAGACAAGGGTTGCTTATGAAGTATCAGTAAGCAGGATTGATTACACAGAGGAGGGTAAAGCTGATGAGTAGTGATATTACAGTTAGAGATTTAGCAAGTATGGCTATTGATGAAGATGTGGTATGCCAGATATGGACACCACAGCAGGGAACAGTTTTTAACGGTTCGTTTGAAGAAGCTAAGTATTCAGCCTATGCGGATAGGGAAGTTGATAATTTCCAAGTTGAAGATGGCATATTTGTTATGAATATATGATAAGGAAAGGATATTGTTTATGGAAAGAGCAGTTTTAAAAAAAGTAGTTCTTGAAAACTTTATGTGTTACGCACACGCAGAATTTGATTTTTATGCCATTACAAAGATTATGGCTAAGAATGGCAAGGGCAAGTCAACTATTGCCACAGCTTATTTATGGTGCTTGTTTAACTGCGATTATGAGTTAAAGGATAATCCGGTTGTAAGAAGAGAGATTGACGGAAAGTCCGTTGATGATATGGACACGGCGGTAACACTTACACTTGATGCCGATAGCAAGGAAATTACATTGAGAAAGGTTCAGAAGCGTACATATAGCAAGGACGGCAGTTCATACAAGGACGATAACAAGTACTTTGTGAATGATGTACCTAAGACTTTAAAAGATTTCAACGCATATCTTGATGTTGATATGAATGTGTTCAAGATGTGCAGTAATGTAAATGCTTTTCTTAATCAGAAGCCGGCTGAAATGAGAGAATACCTATTCAGCCTTGTAGGAGATGTTACAGACCTTGATATAGCTTCACAGAAAGCCGAATTAGCCGAGTTAGTTCCGTTGCTTAATAAATATACAGTTGAAGAATTATCTGCTATGAATAAGGCTACCAAGACCAAGATTACAAAGGATTTGCCTATTCTTGACGGACAGATTAAAGAAAAGGAAAGAGATATTCAGCTTAAACAGGCTATTGAAGTATCTGACCTTGAATTACAGAAGAACAGCCTTAAAGAACAGATTGCTGATTGTGTAGCAAAGCAGACCGACAATGACAAGCTGATGGCTGAATATGACAAGGCTAGTTCGGATATTCTCAATCTTAAATTTGAGCTTAGTGATATGTCACGCAAGGCTAATGAGGACAATGTTAAGGCAAGAAGAAATCTTGAATCACAGATTAGCAACCTTAATTATGTGATTATAGATAGTAAGCAGTCAGTAAGTAGTGCAGGAATTATTGTTAGTTTTGATAAGGACAAGATAGCTGAATATCAGAAAACACTTGATGATAGCAGAACCGAATGGAAAGCTGAAAAAGAGCGTGTATTTGACGAGAATAATCTTATTTGCCCTTATTGTAAACAGGAATACCCAGAGGAAAAGAAAGAGAAACTAAAGGCAGATTTTAAGGCACATAAAGAAACTGAACTTAGCAGAATTACCGATAAGGGCAACACAGCTAAGAAAATGCTTGATGAAATCAAAGGATTGTTAGTTGAAGCTGAACAGGAATTGGCTGACAGAAAGCAGAAGTTAGAGAAGCACTTGGTCAATTTAGCAGATCTTGAAAAGCAGTTATCAGAACTTCCACAGGAGATTGATGTATCAGCCACCGAGGAATACAAGGCACTTGAACAGCGGATTGCTGAAAGAGAAGAAGCTATGCACAAGGCTAATGATATTTCAGCGGTTAAGGCAGAATTAAAAGCACAGGAAACGGCTTTAAGACAGCAGTTAGCAGAATGTGAAAGACAGATTGCAAAGTCCGATACAGCAGCAGATGAACAGCGACTTGAAGAATTAAAGCAGACAAGGATTGATAGCGAACAGAATAAGGCTAATGCAGAGAAAACCCTTGATTTGCTTGATGAATTAGACAAGGCGAAGAACGAAGCCTTGACAGAAGCGGTAAACAGCCATTTTGGGTTAGTTAAGTGGCAGTTGTTTACTTATACAAAGTCTGGTGGTTACAAGAGCTGTTGCATACCTACAGTTGAAGGAAAAAGCATTTTAACAACTATGAGCAACAAGGGCAACAGGATTTTAGGCAGAGTAGATATTTGCAACTCTATTCAGAAGATTAGTGACATATCAGTGCCTATTGTTTTAGATGATTCTGAAAGCCTTAGTACAGATAATCAGAAGAAAGTTGCTGAAATGGTAGATAGTCAGTTGATTATGCTGATTGTTAATGATAGTGAGAAATTAGAGATTATGGAGGGATAATCACTATGAATGATAGATATGTTGTAGAACGCGAATTTGAACACGCAGGATACAAATGTGTTGTCATATTTGGAAATATCGGACACAGATGCGGTTATGTCGGCATTCCAAAGAATCATCCATTATACGGAAAGGATTACAGCGATTACCTTGAAATCAAGAAAGCTGATGTCGGAGACAGAGAAGTAAGCGGGGTTCTTCCTTTGCTTGGTGCTTGGCTGGATGAAGATGAAAGAATCCGCATTGAAGCATATTTTCAGTGTCACGGTGGCATTACATATGCAGGCGGTGGAGAGCATTCAAGCTATCCAATCGAGAGTGATTTGTGGTGGTTTGGATTTGATTGCGGACATGCAGGAGATAAGTCGGATTTGGATTATGCGATGCAGAAGTTTCCGAGTCATAGAAAAGAGTATCAACAACGGAAAATGGTTGAAAGCAAATATCCGATTGATGATGTTATCCGCACCGAAGAATATGTTGCGGATGAGTGCAAGAAGTTAGCGGAACAGTTAAAAGAGTTTGAAGAAAGCGAGGATTAATTATGGCAGAGAATACAGCAGTTGCGGAAAAGAAAGAAGCTGAAAGCAGAGAGCTTGTAGCAAAAGATTTTACAGAGGGAATGGTTGTAAAAATTAAGCAGAAAGAGAAATTTGGCTTAACATTTCCTAAAGATTATAACTACACAAACGAGCTTATGTCGGCAATGCTTATCTTACAGGACACACAGGATATGAATAAGAAGCCTGTATTACAGAGTTGCACAAGGGCAAGTATTGAAAATGCACTTATCGAAATGGTAACAGACGGATTATCAATAAGAAAGAAGCAGTGTTACCCAGTCGCTTATGCGGGTAAATTAAGCTGTCAGCCGTCTGTTTATGGTGCAACTTGTCTTGCTAGAAGATATGGGCTTAAAGACATTAATGCATCAGTTATTTATAAAGGGGATGTATTCAAGTACCACAAAGAGGATGCAAAGACAATTATTGATTGCCACGAACAGAGCTTTGAGAATATCGACAATGACAAGATTGTTGGTGCTTATGCAGTAGCGATTATGGGAAATGGTGAGAAGATTGCAGAAGTTATGACTATGGTGCAGATAAAGACCGCTTGGAAACAGGGATACGGATATAAGGAGACCGGAAACGGAGTTCATCAGAAATTCGCAGACCAAATGGCTATGAAAACTGTTAAGAACAGACTTCTCAAAGCTATCAACAATACTCATAGCGGTTTTGGTAAAGAAGATGATTACGAGGAAATCAGCCACGATGAAATGCTTGAACAGGATGTAGCTTACGATATTGAACAAAACGCAAACGCAGTAGATTTTGACGAAAGCGACATTATCGACACCACGGCAACAGAAGCAACCGAAGAACAGGCAGACAGTACATTGCCACCATTTATGCAGGAGTAGCTTATGAACAATCCGTGCAGAAAGTGTGAGTTTTGCTTTATTTATAAGAACCGCCACTATCCTAATAATAGTATTTGCTTATGCTGTGATAAGCGTAAGAAGTATGAAGAATATAAGCTAAGCAAGCGAATGTTTGTGGCAGGAGATGTGATTACCACTCTTGATGAATTATTACAGCAGGAATGGGTTATGTGGCTTGGCAGAGCAAGACATATAGAAAGCATAAAAAGTCTTCAACTTAGATGCGTATTGCAGTTTATTAAAGCAGGATATTTTAAAAAAGCGGTCAGAAAGGAACTTTACGAATGAGATTAATATCGCAGAACGGAACAATAGATGTTCCTTATGATTATTTTTCATTATCTATGTCTAGTGGGAAATATAAAAATGTAGAAGTGGCATATATCTATTGCCACAATTTATCATCACCGAATGGCACAAAGTTGGCTGAATATTCCACCGAAGCAAAGGCAATTAAGGCTATGGAAATGTTGAGAGAAGCATACACAGGAAAGCCAAAATTAAATGTAGATGAAATCCCTAACTTAGCACCACGGGAGTTTGGAGAAAAATTAGGAATTGGCGATATTCTACTTTGCGATAAAACCAATGCGGATGTCAGCTTTTCAAGCAATTACTATTTTCAGTTCCCGCAGGATGATGAAATCGAGGTGTGAGTATGAGATTAAAATGCTTAGGCTCATCGTCAGCCGGAAATTGCTATCTGCTAACTTCCAACAGCGGAGAAACACTTATCCTTGATTGCGGAATACCGATTAAGGAAATCAAGAAAGGCTTGGATTGGAACATTAAAGATGTTGTGGGTGTGTTATGCACCCATAAACACCTTGACCATAGCAAGTCGGTAAAAGATTTTGAAACTATGGGTATTCCTATATGTGAGCCATACAAATCCTTGCTTATGAATCAGTTTCTAGCAAATTCTTATTTTACTGTAAGAACTTTTGACCTAACAACGATAGATGGAAACTGGACGCATACAGATGCAGACGGAATACCTTGCCCGATATATGGCTTTCTAATTACTCACAAGGAAATGGGCAGAATGCTTTACATAACCGATTGTGAACTAATCAAGTGGAAGTTTAAAGACATAAATCACATTCTCTTAGGTGTGAATTATGACAAGGACTTAATCGACAGGGATAACGCAGGCAAAGCTAATCACGTTTTCAGAGGTCACTTATCCATTGACACAGCTTGCGATTTTGTTAAGGCAAATTATTCAGATAGCTTGCAGAACGTCATAATGTGCCATCTATCAAGTGAAAATTCTGATAGAGATAGTTTTATCGAGAAGATGAAGAAAGTCGCTTATGGGGCGAATGTAGATGTTGCAGAGCGCAACAAGGAATGGGTTTTAAGGAAAGGAGATGAATGTCCGTTTTGATTAGTTGGGATATAGTTACAAAGTTAATGAATTGTTTTCCTAATAGCGTTATAAATCATAACGCAGAGTTTATAGCACATATTAAAAGCAATACATATTTTGGTTTAAAAGATTGCGAAAATGAAACAGATGTAAAGTGTAAAGTTTTGGAATGGCTATCAAGACCTGCATACAAGACGGAACCATATAACACCAAACGGAGCAATGATGAATTTCACAGATTTATGCTTGGCGGCATAAATCAGTTTTTGGAAACAGACTTTACCGAGAAAGATATGGAACAGATTTATACATATCTTGGGAATAGGTGCAACCATGCCAAAACATTGAAGTTTATTGAAAGCGGATATGATATGTCGGTTTTGAAAGATTAAAAAATCCTAGTGAGTGTCCGTTTTAGAAAGGAGAATTGAAATGAAGAAATCTGAACCAAAAATGATTTTAAATATGTCTCTCAATAGCGAGGAAATTGAAGAAAAGGTCAAGATTGCTATGGACGAATATGTAGAGAAAGTTATTTATAAAAATCTTGATGAAGAAATTACAAAAATTGTTGACAAGAGAATTGAAAAACTTACATCTGCTTCAAGCTGGAGTAGCGACAGGAAAATACAGGGTGTTTCTTTTGAGCAGTTTGTGAAAGAAAGGACTGAAAAAACTATCGGTGATTTTGTAGAAAAGAATATCAAAGAAATTCTTGCTAAGAGATTTGCTGAAATTATGACAGATAGGAGTTTTGACAATGATTAAAGGCAGAAAGGAGCATAGCAAATTAAAGCAACATTTCATCGAGAAGATTGGAGAAAACAAAATGAAATATAATGATTTTACGAGCGGAGAATATGTGAAAAAAGAAGATGTGATGACATATTTAAGAGTGTTTAATTGGGATATGCCAAGAAAAGAATTAATTGAGAAATTTAAAGGTATTTCATCTATTACTCTTAACAACCAGGATATAAACAAAGTAAAAATAAATAAATTGCTAAATGGTGAATGGAGCGATGATTAGTTAGAAATACATGTTCGCAGAAAGGAGCAGTAATGGCTAAGAAGAAATTAACAGGAGTAAGCCCTATAACCAACAGAATATATTATGGAACGCAAGACACAGAAAAACATATGTGGATAGGACAGAAGACAGATATTACAGATAGTGCAATAGCTTCTGTATTTGAATGGTTCATGGCGAATATGGTGGGAAAAGAAGAATATTCTATCACATATCCAGAGACAGATTTTGAGTTAGTCATGAGAAGAAAGGAGCAGTAATGGAGAAATTAACGATTGATGCGATAATTGAGCATTGCGACAGAAAAACAAGGATGTACGAAAAGGCTTGTGATATTAAGTATCTCGAAACAACTATGAATAATTCTACAAAGGAGTATTGGGAACATAAATAAGTTGCTGAATATTTAAGAAAGTTCAAAGATTATGAGGACTTAGAAGAACAGGGCAGAATGATTATTTTCCCATGTAACAAAGGAGATAAAATCTATGAATTTTATCGCGAATGTGTAGAATGCAGATTAGAAGCCGGAGAGACACCGGAAGATATTATCAGTATGAGGAGAGTTCGTTATTTTGGGTATAATGGAGATGAAGCATACATTTACGCGTCACAAGCATTACCGGTTCGACTTTTTAATAACGATGAGCCATTTTGTATTCCGGTAAGTGAGATAGGCAAAACTGTTTTTCTTTCATACGAGGAAGCCGAAGCAAAACTGAAAGAATTGAGAGATGAAGAAAATGAGTAAAGAAAATATAAGAGAACTAGCAGAAGACAATGCTATATATGAATTTAATAAATTTAAAAAGATATATGGCAATTATGCGGATGAATATGTCAGGCATTTTTACAACAAGTTAGCTGAATTAAGAGGTGGGGTTGATGATGTTCACACTTGCAACTGCCAGCATAACAGCAATTCAAGAGACGATGAGCCTTGTTGCAGATGTGATAGTAGAAAGACCAATGCCGACAGGATAAGAAATATGTCGGATGAAGAACTATCAGAATTTCTTGTCGGATTCAAAAACACATTTGGAGAGGAATACGAAGGAGAAGCTAGTTGTACGGATTGGCTTCAATCAGAAGCAGAATAGGAGAGAATATGGAAGACAAATACTTACACAAGGCAAAACGAACCGATAATGGAGAATGGGTGCAAGGCTATTTAGTGTACGATAAAAGGGATAAGATGTACAGAATAATTACTGAAATTAACTATTCTACAGGAACTTGCTTAACAGCAGATAATGCTCCAAGAGTTGATTCATCTACAATCTGCCGATGTACAGGCTTGAAAGATAAGAACGGCAAGCTGATTTGGGAGAATGATATTGTGGAACTCTTAGGACATAGAGGGGTTATCAAGTATGTGTGTGGTGGTTTCGGAATTGGATATCGAAAAAATATTGATTGGGAAGAAATACAATCAAATATTATGCGTGTTACAGGGTGTGAAAACATTTTATATGCTTGTGAAAACGATAATTATATATCATTGTGGGAAATCTATTGGAATTTTAATGATGAGGATGATTCGGTAAACACAGTTGAAGTTATCGGAAACATATTTGACAATAAAGAGTTATTAGAAAGTGAGGAAAAGTAATGAATCGTGTAATTTTATGTGGGAGACTGACTAAACAGCCAGAGATTAGATATTCACAGACAGCAAACGGAAGTACGGCGGTAGCAAGGTACACATTAGCTGTTGACAGAGCTTTTAAGAAAGATGGTGAACAGGCAGCAGACTTTATTAACTGTATCGCATTTGGCAAGAATGGAGAGTTTGCAGAGAAGTATCTTCATCAGGGAACTAAGATTATCGTTGAGGGCAGATGGCAGACAGGCAATTACACTAACAAGGACGGACAGAAAGTCTACACTAATGATTGCGTTGTTGAAAAACACGAATTTTGCGAAAGTCGTGCTAATCAGCAGAATAATAACAGTAACGGAATTATGGGCGGTAATGCTAGTTCAGACAGCTTTATGTCAATTCCAGATGGTGTAGCTGACGAGGGATTACCATTTAATTAAAGAGGTGTGAGTATGACAGAGAATGAAGCAATAGAAAAGCTGAAAAATATGCGATTATATATGCAGATTGAGGACAAGAGCAACGACTGCAAGTTTACAGAAGATGATTACAGGGCTAATGAAATGGCAATCAAAGCACTTGAAAAGCAGATACCAAGGAAACCTATCAAGAGTGAAAAACAAGTAGTTAGGTATGTTAATACATATTATTGCCCGACTTGTAATTTAGGATTTACTGGGACAAATATTGCAAAGTATTGCTACCATTGCGGTCAAAAATTTGATTGGAGTGATGAGAAATGAGATTAATTGACGCAGATGTATTTGAGAAGTTTATAAGAAAAAATTGTACAGATTCGCTTGTAGATTTGTGGTGTGAATTAGTACGAAGACAACCAACATCTTATGATGTAGATAAGGTTGTGAAACAGTTGGAAGAACTTAGAAAAGAATGTGAAGATCCATTGCAGGATTATGACCCAAATTATTTTATTGTCAAAGCAATCGAGATAGTAAAGGCAGGTGGCAATTCTTGAGTTATCAGAACATAGCAAGAGCCAAGGCAATAGAACAGGAAAACAAAAAGCGACTATTGAAACTGAATCCAAAACTGAATGACAAAAGTGGAATATATTTCTTGACAAGAACTGACGAAAACAATATCTCATATTTTTACATAGGACAGGCGGTTAGGATTATACAGAGGATGTGCGGACACCTTGTAGGGTATCAACACATAGACCTATCCCTAAAAAAAAGGGGCTTTTATAGTGATGATAACCCTTATGGGTGGAAGTTGAATTTTATCAATTATCCCGAATCTGAACTTGATAAATGGGAACAGTACTGGATTTTGGAGTACACCAAGAAAGGTTATCAGTGTCGCTATAATAAGACAGCTGGCGGTCAAGGAGAGGGCAAGGAAAAGATAAATGAATTTAAACCTTCTAAGGGTTACAGAGACGGCATACAGCAAGGCAAAAAGGTGCTAGCGAGGGAATTATCCTCTATCGCAGAAAAGCACCTTAAAATCGAATTGAGAGAAGATAAGCAGCACAACAAAGTATCGCAGAAACAGTATGAGAAGTTTATGGATTTATTGAAAGTGGGTGATTTAGAATGAGAATTTTGAGCAGTAAAGATTATTCTTGGCTTATGGACCGAATAGAAACTCTTTCCAATGAAAATGAAAGATTACAGATGAAAGTTGATGAAATAACAAAAGAACAGCCTAACGATTGTAAAAGCAATGAAGGAAGTGACTTTTGCAGTATTTGCAAATTTGGCTATTTGAGAACAAGAAATCCATTTGGGGCAGATTTTTATGCTTGCAGTAAAACAGTGTCTTGTGAGGGCTTTAAAAGAAAAGAAGATAATTAACTAAAAACCAAAGAAAGGAACAGGTTGTGCGCACATAAAACCGAGGTTTCCTTTTGGCAGATTTATGAATTTTGACAATTATTCTTGTGATAATCAAATGTCTATATTTGACTTCACAAGAGAACCAATTAGCATTACAAAGCCTATCCGCTTGATAGAATTATTCGCCGGCTACGGAAGTCAGGCAATGGCACTAAAGAGAATAGGTGCTAAATTTGAGCATTACAGAGTTGTGGAGTTTGATAAGTATGCCATAGCAAGCTATAACGCAGTGCATGGCACAGATTTTCCTACAATGGATATAACTAAGGTTCATGCAGAAGATTTGAATATCTGCGACACAGATGCATTCACTTACTTACTTACTTACTCGTTTCCATGCACCGATTTATCAGTTGCCGGAAAACAAGCCGGAATGTCTAAGGGCAGCGGCACAAGAAGCGGTCTGTTGTGGGAAGTTGAGAGAATACTAACAGAAATTAGAGATAGCAACGGAGAATTACCACAGATTTTGTTCATGGAGAATGTGCCACAAGTGCATAGTCAGGATAATATGCCCGACTTTAGAAAGTGGCTAGTTTTCCTTGAAAGCCTTGGTTACACAAATTACTATCAAGACTTGAATGCTAAAAATTATGGTGTAGCACAAAATCGTGAAAGGTGTTTTATGTTTTCATTCCTGGGTGAGTACAATTACCATTTTCCACAGCCTATACCACTCAAAAAGAAGTTGAAAGACTATCTTGAGGATAATGTAGATGAAAAGTATTACATCAACAATGAAAAGGCTGACAAGCTGATAAAACAGCTTATTGACAACGGCACATTGCCACAACACAATCTTGACAGACAGACAGACAGACAGACAGACAGACAGACAGACAGACAGACTTGCGTTGACGGAACAATCAATAAGCCGCAGCAAAGAGAAGTTGCAAACTGCATCAAGGCAAGATGTGACTGCGGAATATCAAACTTGCGGTCAGACGGAAACTTGGTTGTTAAAGGATATGGGAGAGACGGCAGACAAACAGATTGATGTAGCCGTAACTCTTAGGGCAAGAGATTATAAAGGCCTTGATAATTATGGAAGCAATGGAGTGATTGAATGGAAAAATTAACAGACGCTATCGGAATAGTGCTTTTTGAAAGTGAAAAATTCGGTGGCGAAAAGGTACTTAGGGGGGGGATTTGTCCTACCCTAAGAGCCAATAAAACAAGTAGCGGAGTGATTGAAGTAATGGCAGATGTAAATGTAATAGGCTCTCTTGAAGCAAAATTCGAGAGTACCAACAGAATTTATGATGTGGGGGGGGTGCAGTCCAACATTGAGTACAATGCAAGGTGGCAATCAAGAGCCGAAAATTCTTGAAGAGCAAATTCCATGCAAATTAGATAAAATGCCTAACGGACACTTAGAAAGCTTAGATAATGCGAAAATATGTGACATTAATACACCTACTGCAAGCACAGTGACATCACAATATTATAAAGGCATAGGCAGTCATAAAGACAATATGTGCATAGTTGCTATGCGTGGCAGAAATCCTGATAATCCGTCAGATAGAACTGCGGGAAGTCTAACAGAGCAGAGATTAGAGGTGAATATGCAAGGTACAAGTAATTGCTTAACGAGTGTGCAGAAAGATAATTTATTGCTTGAAAATAATATCCAAAAAGTCGGTCAAATATCAAGCAACGGTTCCCAATGTGGCACAGTTATTTCTGATAATGGCATATCCGCTAATCTTGTAGCTGGCACACACGGATATGCAAATAGCCATATTGCTACGCAATATCGTATAAGAAAGCTAACACCGAGAGAGTGTGGACGGCTGATGGGTGTATCTGATGAAGATATTGACAAAATGGCAGCAATAAACAGTAATACGCAGTTGTATAAGCAATTTGGAAACAGTATTGTGGTAGATGTTATGTGTGCTATGTTTAAGAATTTAAACATCAATCAAGGAGATACAGTATGAAAGACGAAACAAAGCAGGAAATACAGATTTTACTTGACCTACTCAAAGGCAGTCTTACAAGAAATGGTGTAAGTATGGCAACTGACAGAGAGGGCAACTTGATGTTCTTTGATACAACAACTTACATCAAGAGTAAAGGCAAGGAATTTGACGGATTCAGAATTAACATTAACGATTTAGTGAAGTAACAATGTGACAGAACTTGAAGAGGTAGACTGTGAATAAAGGTTGGATAAAATTGCATAGGCAACTACTGGATTGTTGGATATGGCGAGTAAACGAACCATTTGACAAGCGTTCAGCTTGGGTTGATTTATTACTTACCGCTAACCATTCAGATACAAAACTATTATTCAACGGAGAAATAATCACGATAACAAGGGGACAGATTTTAACATCTGTCCGACAGTTATCAGCAAAATGGAATTGGAGTGTAAATAGAACATATCGCTTTCTAAAAATGCTAGAAAACGAAAATATGGTGCAAAAAGAAAGCAACGATAATAGAACACTTCTAACCATAGTAAATTACAGCGTTTTCCAGTTTTCAGAAAACAGTAACGAAAACACTAACGAACACACCAACGGAAACAGTAACGGAAACACCGATAGAACACTTACGGAAACACCAACGGAAACAGTGACGAAACACATACAAGAATGTAAAGAATGTAATAATGATAAAGAATTAAAGAATGATAAGAATATAAAAGAAAAAGATATTACTAACGTAATATCCAAAAAGAAAAGTTATTATCCCAATGATGAATTACTTGATGAAGCATTTAACGAGTATGTGACAATGCGCAAGAAAATCAAAAAACCTATATGCACCGACAAGGCATTGCATAGGGCTATGAATACTCTTGAAAAGTTGTCTGGCGGAGATAATGACTTAGCTGTTAAAATTCTTAATCAGTCAGTAGACCATTGTTGGCAAGGACTGTTTGAGCTGAAAGAAGATAGCTCTAATAAGCAAGGCAATCAGAATTTCAATAAGGGTGCTATTGACTGGGATAATGTGTAAAGGAGAAAAATTATGTATTCAGATACAATTTACGAAATCACAGTTAATGATAGTGAAAGAGCGGTTATCGAAGATATATTAAATATATTAGATAATTGCCCTATTGATTTGGGTAATTGTGATTATGTGGATATTTTTAGAAGCATAGCAAATAAAAGCTCAAATGTAGACGCAGATGGTATCAAAATTTTATATGAATCAGGAGGTAGCAATGCTTGACAAGAGAAGAAACAGTTAAAATCATTCGCATTATGTGTGATTGCTACCCTAACTACAAGCCTAACAACCTATCAGAGACAGTAGATGTGTGGAATATGATGTTGGAAAATTACGGTTATGAACAAGTGTCAGTCGCACTTAAAGCATACATCAACTCTGATATAAGCGGATTTGCCCCAAGTATAGGACAGCTGATAGGTAAGATACAGACTATATCACAGCCACAGGAACTTGACGGAATGACAGCTTGGGGGTTGGTTAGTAAGGCGTTACGGAATGGTACTTATGGGGCGGTTGAAGAATTTAATAAGCTACCGCCACTTGTCAGGCAGGCGGTTGGTATGCCAGATAACCTTAAAAACTGGGCGACATCAGATTATCAGACGATTGAAACAGTAATACAATCAAATTTTCTAAGAACTTACGAAACAGTTGTTAAGCGTGCGAACGAAATAAATCGTATGCCAGACAATATCAAATCACTTATCGAAAAAACGAATGCAAATTCGCATAAGGCTCAAATCGAGCAAAAACTCCAAAGAGATATAAATACATTACAAATTAAAGAAAATGCCCTTATCGGTCAAAATACAAACGCAGAAGAGTATATCGAAGCACCTCAAGATATTCAAGAAAGAATAAACGCCATGAGGTAGATTATGAAACCTAAAAATTGTATTTATCCCGATTGTCTTAACTGCACATTGAATGATTGTCTATACAATACACTTGAACAGCCAGATATAATTCAACAGAATAAACTGGATAAAGAGATTGCTTTTAGAAATAAATTAGAGCAATTAGAGCCAAAGCAAAGGGCAAAAGTTGTATATGGCAGAATGTATGAGCAGAGCGAGAAGGGCAAAGCTAGACGCAGACGATATAACCGGTCAGAGGCACACAAAATCAGCCAGAAGAAATATTTTCAAACTGAAAAAGGCAAAGCTACACAGACAAGGTATAAGCAATCAGAGAAAGGAAAAGCTGCTCAAAAAAGAAGAGAAACTAAAAGAATTGAAACCGGTAAAAATGCCATATACTGTAAAAGATATCGGGAGAAAAAGAAAAGAGAGGCTATGTTAAATGAGCAAGTCGGAGCAACGAAGATTTCAAGAACAAATGATGAGAGTTCAGTTAAATAGGCAGAAGAACAAAGAAAATAAAGAAATGTTCGGTAATGCCTTAACAATTCTGCTATGGGTGCTGCATGATAAATTCGGATTTGGAAATAAGCGACTAGAACGGCTTATTGATGAGATTGATAAATTCAACGAAGATTTCAACGCAGGACTTATAGATCCGAAAGAACTTATTGAACAGCTAGAAGAAGAAACAAAAATAAAAATTAAATATTAAGGAGTATGGCTTATGAAGTTTTCAGAACTTACTAAGCCGGAACTTGAAAAGATATTGGAAAATGCCAATTTTACCGAGGAAGAATTAAGAATTTTCAAGTTGCTTGTGGGTAATATGAGCTTAGAGCAAATTAGCCAGAGGCTCATGTTATCCAAAGCAACAATTTCAAGGAGAGTTAAGGATATAAAAATCAAGATAGAAAGGACTGATGAAATGGTTAAAACAATCCCTATATGGGAAAAAGTAACACTGACAGTTGAAGAAGCGTCTGAATATAGCAATATTGGAATTAATAGAATTAGTACAATGCTTAATGAGATTAGTTGCCCCTTTGTTTTAAAGGTCGGAAATAAAAGGCTTGTCAAGCGTAAAGAGTTTGAGAAATATATAGAAAAAAGTAGGGAAATATAGAGATATATTGAAATATAAGCTATTGTGTAGTAATATTAATTATCACGCAATAGCTCTTTATTTATTGAAAGGAGCTAAAGAAAATGGGAAAGGATTTAAAAGGTAAAGAGCTAGGAAATGGAATCTGTCAACGGAAGAACGGAAAATATTGTGGCAGGTATGTTGATAGATTCGGTCAGAGAAAAAGCATTTATGACGATAAACTGTCAGAATTAAGAAAGAAACTTGCAATTGCAATAGCTGATAGTCAGTCATTTACAAGCATAAGAGATAACATTAAGTTGGACGATTGGTTTAATCGTTGGGTAGATGTGTACAAAAAGAAAAGTGTACGCCCCAATACACTTAGGGAATACACTCACATATACACTAAGAATATATCACCTTTTTTGGGAAATCGCAACATAAATTCCTTTGTTAAGTCGGATATTCAACAATTAATTGATATTACTGACGATAAGGGCTATGGATATGAACGGCAAAACAAAATTAAAGTTATATTATCAGACATGTTTTCAAGAGCGATGGAAGATGAACTTATGTCCAGAAATCCAACAAAAGGAGTTAAATTGAGGGCAAAAAAGGAAGTTTTCGCTAAAGCATTAACAATTGATGAACAAGAAGTATTTTTTGAATGCTGTGCTGGCACATTTTACGACAATCTATTTAATATTGCTGTAAATACAGGGTTGAGACCGGGAGAACTTTTTGCCTTAACTGAAAATGATATTGATTTTGAAAATGGGCTAATAAATGTATCTAAGACGCTTGTATATCAGAAATACCTTGATGATGAACGCAAGGAATTTCATTTAGAAGAGCCTAAAACAGAACAGAGCAATAGGAAAGTGCCTATGAACAGCTTATGCAGAAAGTATCTTGAAAGGCAGATAAGGCAGAAGCATGTTATCAAAAACAAACAGCCTAAAGAGCAGAACGACTATTTATTTACGACAAAATTTAACACACCACTTAATTCAGTTTTATACAGTGCGGCGATTGATTCTATTGTAGATACAATAAATCTTGTCCATTCTGTTGATGAAGAAATGGAATATTTCAGCGGTCACGCTTTAAGACACACATTTGCAACAAGATGCTTTGAGGCGGGTGTGCAGCCGAAAGTTGTTCAATCATATTTAGGTCATGCAACATTACAAATGACAATGGATTTATACACACATGTTATGCCACAGAAAGCAAGTGACGACATTGAAAGAATTGTTAAAAACGAAAATAAAATTGTTGATTTTGTGAAAAACGTGGTGTAAATGCGGTGTAAATATACGCCATACACCAACTAAAAATCCAGTATTTATGCTATTTAGAAGATTAAAAATGTATAATATTTTAGTACGTTAGTGCATTGACATGAATGTACAGTTTCTTATATAATGTGAGTTAAGTATATAAGAGACTGTACATTTTTTTTGTACATCGCATGTTACAAGAAGAAAGAGATAAGAGGATTATGAAG